ACCACCAGCGTGAAGTCGCTATCGTCAAGGTCTTGAGCCGTAACTTGAGTGCCACGGGCATAGTTCTTGACAGCGATTTCAGGTTCCTTGATGATCTTCACCGAATCGCCCACATTGGCGATTTCGCCAAAGTAGTCGTTGTTCGTGATAGCTTCAACAACGGAAGACTTACGGAAAGCAAGCTGAACTTGCTTGGAATAGATAACCGGCGACCAGTTACCGTTAGGAAGATTGCCCCAACCCGGAGCAGCAGCAAATGCCATTTTGGTTTCTCCTATGTTAGCATTTAATACTGTCTTAGGTTTTTATCGGGCCTTGCGAGAAATAGGTGGTCAATATTGTTTGCTCTAGATTCAAATAATATATGACGGCTATCTGCTAGGGTTGTCGATACAACACTTGACAGAAACAAAAAGACGTTGCCATTTCTAGCAACGTCCCCGTTAGAACAGAAAAATCTTAGCTTGTCAAGCTTTAGCGAGCATTTCCGCTAATATCGTAAACAAATTTGCCAGAACGCATAGCCTTTACGATGTTTTCTTGATTTTGCTCATATTCAGCAATCGACATCTTCTGCACTTGGCTTTCGTAGAAGACGCCTTCTTGATCGGCTGTAGCGCTTGGTGTAGCCCGTCCGCGAGTGTTGACAGCTTCAGCAGCACCCTTCGTTTCAGGAGCGCGTGTACGCTTGTTGATATTGCGATCAGCCTTGTACAGATCGATGACACGTGCCGCAGAGCGGAAGTCATCATCGTTCTCGTACAGCGCATCCTGCACCCACTTAGGCTGCTCTTCAGCCCAATCATGGAAGTCTTCGCTGTCTTCAATCTTGTCGAAGTCGGGATGTAGCTTCAACAATTCGACACGTGCTTTTTCACGCGAAGTATTGCGTTCACTCTCATCAACCTTACGCATACGCTCTTCAAGCGTCTTCGTTGTTTCCTTTGCCTTCTTCATCGCAATGCTTTCAACAATGCGATAGACATCAGGATATTGCTTTGCCCAAGAGTCGATGTCGTCTTCGTTTGCAGGCAGCTTCATTTGCTTTTCTGTTGCTGTCTGTACCAAAGCCTTCAACTCTTCGACTTCTTTGCGAAGATCGTTTTCAACCTTCTGCGAATGCCGACGAAGATCGCTGTAACGCTTTTTGAAAGTCGCTTCTTCCGCAGACAGATTTTCCTCAGCAGCTTCTTCCTTAGCTGGTGCAGATTGATTTTGTTTGAGGATTTCAAGTTCTTCCTCGCCTTTCTTAATGCGCTCTTCCGATGCGTTTCGACGCATGGAGAATGGTGCAACCTTAGTTTGCACAGGGACAGCAATAGCAGCAGTCATCAATTACCTTTCTTTAGTCGCTCGTTCTTTGAAGAAGCTAGGATCAATTTTAGGACTAGACATCCCCATGTATGATCCAAAACCTAAACCTTCTTCGTCTTCTTCATCTGAGGATTTTTCCTCTTCATCCATTGTACCCCAGAAATCTCCAAACAAGGCATCGTCTGATGTGAATTCAAATGGGTCAGACACTTCTACAGTGGGTGTTGTACCGAACAAAGAATTGGCAATTTCTACTCTAGTCAAATCAGCACCACCAAATGCTAATTGATTTTGATAAATTGCATCAACAGCAGCATTCTTGGCGTCGTTAATAGCAGTGTTAATGTCAGTACCTCTAACAACTGCATCTGCCGCACGTTGTGCGAAAGAGCCAATTTGATCGTCAGAAAGACCAGTGTTTCTTAGAGCATCTGAAACGGCATTGCTTGCATTGGCAGCAATGCCGCCTGTACCAATAGCACCGGAAGTTGCTGCAGGAGCCTGTGCTCTTACGTCATCTTTATATATTACTTGATCAATCTGTGAAGCAGCAGAGGCTATACCTTCTGGTGTTGATGTGTCAACACCGCTTGCTCTACCCATCGTTTCTCTATTTACCTCACCAAGATATGCATTAACTTTATCGGCTCCAAATTTATTAACAGCAAGACGAAATGGCAAAGTTAAAATGCCGGGAACACCCATTGTTGATGCAATTGCGCTTAATACAGTGGTTCCAAGTTTAACATTGGCATTGCTAATGCTTGAGTTCCATAAGTCTTCACCCATAACTTCACCAGCAGGCCCGCTACCACCCGGATTATAAATCATGTCGGCCCTACCGAAGTCAGCGAGATTTTTTCCGGTATAGGTACCATAAACGTCTTGTGTGCCCCATGTTTCACCGACAGTTTTTGATGTTGTTGTAGCTGTGTCTGTTTTATTAGTGAGGCCACCAGTGATTCCACCACCAACAACGCTAAAACCACCAGCGCCACCAGTAGCACCACCTTCCTTTTCATCATCGTCGGTAGTAGTAGTAGTGCCTGTAGGCATGCCGATAGGTGTAGCACCATTAGGCATAGGCTTCATAGGCTTGCCATTGATAAACGGCATATAGAAGTCTTTTCCTGCGCTGTCTTTGAAGTAACGAATGTCTAGTGCGGGATTCTTTGGAGCCTTTGTCAAATCGTAATAGCTCTGATTTACGAAGCCACCAGTGTTAAAAGCCATCTCTGTTTGACGACCAGTTTCTTCCTTATCAACTTCCTTCATTATCTCATCAATATCACTTTTAAACTTGTCATCATCTTCTTCACCTTCTTCGTAAGTGTCATCGGCTTTTTCACCAGCTTCTTCGGCATTGCCCATCTGACCAATGTCGTTCATACGCATCAAGCCCTTCTTAGCTTGATCACGCATCTGCATCAGGCGCTCAAGACCAATGAAGCGAACAACGTCAGCAGGAAAGACGAATTCGCCCGGTGACAACTTAGCGTCAACGTCATCTCTCACTTCTTCAGCGAGACTGCCCATAGGCACATCGTTGCCACTGACGGGATCGACGTCTTTGCCATCGTCCATCATGCCACCTTCGGCAAACAACTTCTTTTTGTTGGTAGTAATGGCTCCGACGCCAACTTTATTACTACGTTTCTTTCCGAAGCCCATTGATTTCATCCTTCAGTTTTGTGAGCGCTCGTAGCGCCATTATTGCGCCTTGCGCTCTATACACCTCTGACATATCTGTTGTCTGCTCAAGCTTACGTCGATTGTTGTCAATGTAAAACTCAAGCATTTCCATATACGCTTCCCACGTATGATGGTGTATCAGCGCAGATAGCTTTGGTAAATAACGCTTCTCTATCATTGCATCGGAGGCTGTTGAGGAGCAGCGCTAAAGCCTTGTTCGCCCGGAGTAGGAGCAGTGCCAACACCAATGTTGCCACCACCACCACCGCTAGTATCAGACACCGGCATTGGCTGTTCTCCCATTTCGGGAGCAGCGCCAGCAGGCGCGGCAGGAGGCTGCATCTTCTGCAGCAACAACGCTTGCTTTGCAGCTTCTTCCATGTCGTTAGAAACCAGCTCTGGGTCCAAGTCCATCGACTTAGCAATCTCTCGGACAATGTAGGGCAACTTAGCAAACGGAGCCAATGTCGGGTTCTGCACCACTTGCAGAAATTGCAACAGACGTTGACTACGCACTTCGTTAGCCATCAACGACTCTGTACCACGTGCGTTCACTTCCAAGTCACCAACAATATCAGGATCAGGATCAAACTGCATATTAAAGCTAAAGAAAGCTTCACCAATAGGACGAAGCAAATAGTCGTCCATGTTCTTAATGACAGTTTTGATATTGATGGAGGCAGCATTCATCAGCATGGAGATGCCAGATGATGTGCGACCAACACCGCTAACGCCTGTTTGCCCGTGAGCAAACGACGGCATGCCTGTAGACTCATCGGCAAGCACTCGCGCCTTGTCGAATAGCTGAAGGTTGGTTTGAGCTACGTTAGGAAACGATGTTCCAAACAACGCCTGACCGGGTGCGCCACCTTGACGACGGAACACCTTGCCGGGAAAGACAGTGAGATCTTGTCCGGGAACAAGATTGGTTTCATCAACTTCGAAGACGAGATTGCCAGAGAGAACAGCGTTGTCTACAGCAAGACGCATGAATCCATTCATCAACGTCTGTGTATCATCCATGTTCTCAGACACACCAACACCGTACATTGAGTACGGATTTAGCTCATACGGCACCACGTAATAGGGGATACGAGCAGGCTTAAAAGGATTGAGGACAAGACGTATGACTTTGCCACCGCTGAACCAGATGTTTGCCTGCAATTCAACGCTGTCCCCAAACTCTTCTGGGATGTCAATGTCGTTGTCACGTAGCAAATCGACATCAACAGCACCCCAATATTCCAATACTTCCCAACGCTCAACGCCCATGTTGGGTTGATAGTCGCTCAAGTCGTCTTCCCAATATTCTTTGATGTAGTTGGGACCATCAACAACAAGAGCATCAATAACGCTACCACGGAACATAGGTCGACGCTTTAGCTCAAGCATCTGCGTCTTACTAAGCTTATGTCGCTCAATGAAATAAGAAGACTCTGCAATGTTGCTAGCATCAGGATCAACATAGCTGTTCCAAACGCTAACATGCGACGATTTCGGCATCGTCTTCATAATAGGCTTGTATTTGCCATTTTCCCAACGCGGATATTCCTTGTCTACAGCGAATGGGCCTTTCATAATGCCTGTGCCAAACAATGCACATTCAAACGCTGTAGAACGAAGATGAGTGGCAGCACCGCTTTCGTCTAGCTGATCCCGTATCTTCTTATCCATCTTCTTCGCAGCAACTTGTGCAGGAGAAAACGTAATTTGTGTTGGAAGCTTGCCAGCGCCTTCTTTGACATTGAGTCCTTTGAAGGCATTCTTCATCGATCCGAGCAAGTCTCCAATCTTTGTGCCGGGAGGCAAAGGCTTGCTGATGTCAATGGCAGGCGCTGCAGGCTGTCCAGCAGCCTTCTTCTGCTCTTCTGCCATGTCGATGTGGACATGCTCTGCAACACCAATGGGCTGCGGTGTAGGATCAACAGAAAGAGGAAACTTGTTGCCGGAAAACAAGACATCTACGATTTGTCCATACGCAGCCAACACCTTTGTCTTCGTCACCTTGATGAATACGCGAGACTTCTCAGCCTCTGTAAACTTCATGTCGGGTCCATAGATGCCGCGATAGTTGCGATAGGCACGAAGCCAGCGTTCTTCGTCATATCGACGGGATTGCTTAGAACGGCTATATCGTTCTTTGACAAAGCTGACAAGAGAGCCACCAGAGAAGGTGGTTTCACCACTATCATCTGGTAAAGCTACAGACTTGTCATCCATAAAAGGTTTATCGTTACGAATAGCCATAAGTTTTCCTTGGTGTTCTGCGTTATATCTCAATTCTTACCGAATTGGGAAGTAGGGCTTGCAGTGTCGATTTCCCTTCGATAAGTTCCATTTCGCAGGAACAACTTGTATGTTGTAGGGATTGTGAAGACCTGATACTTGTTTAGAGCAAAGTGGATAAATGTGATCAAGATGCCAATCTGTTCCTAAATTTTTCTTACGGAGATCACATAGACGATATGCTTCTTCAAAAACAAACTCAAAAAACTCAACGTCCCACTCAACAATTCTTTGTTTTCTTTTTGCGCGATTTATAGACTTTAATGAGTTTCTATACGCTTTATTTTTAATATCAAACTGACGATCATACTCTGCCTTTTTATCTTTACGTGAATCTCTATACTCTTGAGTTTTTTTACGATAAGCATCAGTTTTTGTAAAGTGTGACATGCACATTACACATGTTCCTGTAGATGTATATCTTAACGAATCGTGATTCTGAGGACACTTTTTATCACTACGATAAAAAAGTTCACTATTTTGTTTTGCAAGTTTACGATAGTTCATATCAATATCCAAAAGTTTTATCAAATGGATTATTGTATCGATCTTTATGGTTTGAATTGTAGTCAAAAATATTTGCACTACGCGGACGAGTCATTATTCCATAACGTAGAGCGTCGATTGTATGGTCATTTTTTACCTTAGTATCGACATCCTCTGGATTATTTTTGTCTAGAGGAATTGAAGGAAGATCGGCAATCAATTGTGTGCAGTTTTGGAAGATGGTCATGCGAGGATGACCTGTGTAGGTGTCAATTTGCAGCCTACGATGTATCTCATTCTTACCAGCAATGCGACTACCAGCACTTCTGTCAGAAGGTCGCCACTTACATCCCTTCAATATCATTCGTTCGGCAATAGATGGCCCAGTATCTCCACGTTTTGCCCAACAAGAGCTATCCAACACACCATATCTGATGCGTTCACCAGCTTCAAGCGTCAATATTTTCTCTGCCAAGTCTTCGGCAAGCACTTTTGTAACGTATAGCTCACGATACACCACCAAACTATCATCAGGAGCAACAGCAATCCATAGCACAGCACTAAAACTGCCATAGCCATAGTCGCAAGCACGAAAACGAGTCCAATCGGAAGGGATAGAATAAGGCTCGACCACATGAATTGATCGTTTGAACTCAGGAAATGCAGCACCTTCCGCAACATCCCAATCTCCTTCTAGTAGTTGACGTCTTTGATGCTCTGGCAAAGACAAAAGCATTGTCTCATAGTCACCAGACTTAGTCAAAAACGGATTATCAGAGAGCTTTGCAGGAATAAATCGACGCTTAAATAGCGGCTGTCCCTGTTTGCTGTGCCCTTCTGGGTAGGTCATCACATCGCCAGTGTCGATGTCAGTAGCCCAGAACGCTTCACCGGGTGGTGAAGGGTCAATGAACATCTTCTTAACCCATGCATGCCCTCTGTTGCCGGGGTTTGTAGACGCTCTCATATACACAGGCAAGTCAGACGCCGATGTACGAAGACGAGAACGCATGTAGTTCCACGCAAACGGTGTTGCCCACTGTGTCAATTCGTCAAAACCAATCCAGCTAAACGACAAACCTTGATAGCGAAGCACATCTTCGTCTCTATCAAGGTAGGACATCCACAGCCTGCCACCACCCGGCACTTCCCATTGAAACTTACGCTCACTCCATTTGATGCCGGGAATGATTTTGGGATAGAGTTCTTGAGACTTCCACACCAGTTCTCGTAGTTCTTCTGTGGTGTGACGAAGAAGCAGCCCAGAAAACTGCGGATGCGTGATGTAGCGCAGAGGGTCTGCAAGCATCGCATAGCTCTTGCCACCGCCTGCAGCACCCCCATACAGCACCTCACGCTCAGAAGACGCTAGAAAGGCTGTCTGAGGCCCTGCATTGGGCTTGAAGATGACGTTCTGCAGCGCAGCATCATTCAATTCGCTCTGGGATTGGGTGTCGCTCGTAGAGACTGAGATATGGCTCTTGATCGAAGAAGGCTGTTTTGTCTTTTTTGCCGAGGGTGGTTTCGAAGGCTTTTGCCTTTTCGAGCGCGTCTTTGTATCTGCTGGCAAGGGCAACATAGAAATTGTATTTATGCTTTCGCCGTCTTTCATCTCTAAGTCGTTTCCTTAACCCGTCGCCAGATATTGAGCGTCCTGTTTGCTTTGTAAGCCAGTTTGCAACCTGCTGAAATGTATATCGTTTGCAATATTGTTCAGCAATCTTTAGAGCATCAAGCTCTTTTGGTATTGGGACATACCAATTTGGATCGGATGGCTCAACATAATATCCAAAGGGAATGAGCATCCCTTTTCTAAGTCGTGGTATCTTGACGTATTCGGTGCGCTCTACAGGTTGCGGAAGAAGCCAGTGTCCTAAATCTCTAGTCATTGTCCTTCGGAGGCAAAATCATAATACCACCACTCGACTGCACCTCTAGCTTCTCTGTCTTAACAACACCAGACCTGTCAAGCAAGTCTTTGGCAGCAGCCAGCTTTTCCTTGATGCCAAGCTCTGTAGGGTCGTCAATGCCGCTGATGACAGCCATAGCCGCTTTAGGCGCATGCATAGCAATGTATAGCTGCGTTGCTTCGATGATGTGCTCTTTCAGAGCAAACATCAACTCCTTTGTAGGATAGTTTTTGCTGTAGCCTGCAAGCTCTTTAGCGCGAACAGGACTACCATTGGCATCACCAAGCAATGCATCAATGAATTTCTTCTGTTGTTCGTTGAGAGGTGTTTTCATAATTAGAGTTTGGTAGCGTAATATTCTTCTGTCTTGATAGAAACAGTGATGGCGCTGCTGCCAACATTGGCAAAGCCAGTTATTTTATCGTTCTTGTCTAGATAGAGAGGCGCAGTGATTTGAAGAATACTACGAGGCTTCATTCTCACAGCATCCATAATGTCATATGACACAGCATCAACAGCACTATACCACTGTATCGTTACATTAATCGTTACATCACTTCCATTAGAAACAAAGATGCTGCTAACGTCAGCTTTGAATGCTGAGGGGACAACGTAGATGTCTTGTGGACTTGTTGTCAGCGCCAACGCCACTGTTCGTTTCTTATTACTCATATCACCTACTGATTTCTTCCCAATCCAATGACGCCAACACCTGATCACCGTTAGTTGCAGAGGTGCATATAAGCGTTAGTTCATATGGAGTGGGTGTAAACGAATTGCGTTCAAGCTGAAACTTAAACAAAGCTTCCTTCAAGATGTCAATTGTTGACGATCCCTGATTTGAGCCTTGGAAGAAACCAGAAGCAAGCGCTCTACCAGTGCCTATAGAAAATGATGTTCCGGTAGTGTTATATTCAACGGAGGAATCAGCACCAGCACTTGTCCAAGTGCCACCAGTTGTTGTTCCAGAAGCAACCAGTTGCCATTTATAGTTGGCATTGTTAGTGATACCAAGTATTGAGATGGCTGTAAGAATGACAATGCCATCAAGCCTAGTAGACTTCAGACGAATAGAAACAATGGGATAAATGGTGCCGGCTGTAGTGAGCGTCTTAGGGCTTGTTACATCAGTGCCGATAGTTTGCTGCACTCCACGAAGCTCATAGCCGCCTTCAGAAATAACAGACGAACACACTTGCTTCAATGTGCTAGAGGATGCCGTCGTTGATGTGTTGGTCATCTCGTAACGAAGCGGCAATGACGCAGTGGTGATGTACGTTGTAGTGATGAGGTTTGCGTGATGGAAACTATGTGCAGGAACAAAGACACCATCGATGACAAAACCCATCCGCACAGTGCCAAGACCAAGCCATTCAACATCCATGTACAAAATCTGTGCTTTGGATGCGTCAAGAGTGATGCCGGACTCACCTGTACCATCAAGCTTGTCTTGATTCCAACTCGCCTGAGCTACACGTGTATTGGCTGTAGAGCCGCTAACACCGCTACGCTCAACAAAATATAGGGCTGTGCCGTCTCGTTCGAAATAGAGCCCGTTGCTGGCTCCAAAATATCCACATCGCTGACGCAAATTTGCTTTTGCTTCTCCGAACACAAACGTAGACATTACAAGCAAACTCTTACCGGGCTGATAAGAAAACACCTTCGTTGTTTCACGAATAATTTCATCACCGCTGGCTGTACCAACAGAAAGATTGATGAGCCCTTCGTTAGCGCTGAAGGTGGCAGAAGCAGTGCCTGTAATTTTGTCTGCCCACAAGTCATTGTCACTGAATCGATGTGACGAATCAAACAATGTCATTGGGCTGCTAACACGCACTCGCCCAAAGGCATCGACGGAAGTGCCGCCAATAGTGACGGTGTTTCCGGTTTCGTCAATGCGTACCAGCGCGGGATAGCTTGTTATGCTCACTTCTTTTTCCTACGAGCTTCAGACAACGCAATAGCAACAGCCTGTTTCTGACTCTTGACAACAGGAGCCTTCTTACCAGCACCGCTATGCAGAGCGCCAGCCTTAAACTCCTTCATCACTTTGCCAACTTTGGCTTGTTGCTTAGGTGTCATCACTTCTTCTTACTCCCGCACATGCCACCCATATTCATCTTCGTCTTGCCTTTGCCCTTAGCAGGCATAGCAATCATAATGGCTACAGCAGCACCGGGCTTCTTGCCTTTGACAGCACCACCCTTTGCCATTTTCTTCTCAGCCATCATGCACTTGCCTGCTTTCTTACAGGCAGCGGTGTTGGGACATCCTGCACATGGCTTCATTTCTTTTTCCCCTTTGCTGCAACAGTTTTCTTCTTAACAACACCACCCTTTGCAAAGTCTGATGGCATAGTAAATTGTTTACCTACAGCACCCCTAAGAATTTGTTCTGCACCAGCTTTGTTGCCGGTACGACGAAGATAACGCAAAGCATCTGCTGATGTATATCGACGTTGTTGTGCTGGAGCTGTTGGTGCAGCACCACCGCCCGGCATATACGGAGCAGATTGTGGAGCAGACTTAGCCATTTCAGATTGCTGTGCCATCATTTGTGGTTGTTTAGCTGCCATATCTTTCGGAGGTGCTTGCATTCCTGTATTAGGAACGCCACCACCCATAGCATACTTCTTAGCAGGCTTCTTTGTCATCATCGTCTTCATTTCTTCTTTCCTTTCACAGCACCGCCATACGCCAGCTTCTTAGGCGCAATGGCTTTCGTCTTCATAGAAGACGCACGTGCAAGCATGGGCTTCTTAGGGCCTTTAACGCCTGCATAGATGGTGGGGACGCTGCCACCCTTTGCCAAGCCAACAGACGCCCGCGCACGTTCGCGAGTGTCGTCAGAGATGTTCTCATGTTGTCCTTCATCTACCTTAGCAGACTTAGGCTTTGCCATCTCTGTTGTATAGCGCTTGCCCTGCCACGTAAACGTAGCCTTGTCGTCCTTACGCGCAGCAGCAAACGCTTCCTTGAACGTCATGTCAGCCTTCTTAGGCTCTTCCTTCTTAGCCTCTTCTTTACGCGGAGCAGGCTTGTCTTCATCCATTGTCCGAGGAGCAACAGAAACACGCTTAGGAGCGCTGTCTTCTTCGTCATCCATCATAGCCCTACCAGCACCATAGCCAGCGAGCCCAGCGCCTGCTACAGCGCCTGCACGGCTACCTGTACGAAGCATAGCCCTACCACCAGCCTCTTGCACACTACGACGACGAAGTTCAGCGCCCTTCTTGATGTCTTCAGCTTCGTCAACACGTGCGCCCAAAGCCTTACGCATCTGAGCAACATCGCTCTTGGTTTCCTTGACAACATCGTCGTCAAGATCGCCAGCAAGCCTGTTCTTGCCTTTGTTAGCAGCACCACGACGGGTAGTGCCACCAACACCCCTAGTCAACAAACGAGCTAACATATTTCATTTCTTCCTATATTTAGCTGTCTTAGCAGCTACGCTTTCTGGTTGAGCAACAAATTGCTTACCAGCTTTACCACCAGCAGCCTTAGCAGCGTTTGTGGCTTTCTTTTCGCTATCACTCAAAGCAGACCAAGCCGCTTTAGGCAAATAACGCCGCTTTCCATCAGAGGGCTTCCCAGAAGACGTTGTCCACTCCTGCTTAGTCCATTTTGTCATAGACTTTTGAGCTTCTGTCTTTTCTCCTGTATAGCCACCACCCTTATCCTTATACATCTTACCAGCAAGCTGCATGGCTCTAGCTGAATGACCACCCATCTTAGCCTTCGCCTGAGCCTTTGCAGACTCCCACAGCCTTTCGTTAGTGCGTCCCATTAACGTAAACTTCCGTCTTGCTTACGCTTAACGCTTCTGTTCTTGCTGGCAGCGACAACGCGCAAATTACCACGCCCATTGCCACCACCCTTCGACAAAGGCTTTTTGTGATCGACATCACGCCCGTCTCCTTTGTAAGCCCTTCCCTCTTCCATCATCAACGCTCTAGCAGCATTACGCTTTGAACGCTCTTTGACACGTGTGGGCTTGTTGTCCTTTTCCCACTCAAGCTCGGCAGAATAGTTTCTCTGCCCATTCTTCATAAACGGCATATGTGTTAATGGAAAAATTTACTACCAAACTGAATAAGAGCAAACAACGTAATGGCAAGGCTCCATACACCAATGCCTCTGTTCACCCACATCTGCACCGTCTTGTCTGTCTTGCCTACAGCAGTCTCAACAGCTACAACACGCTGCTCCACTCTACCAATACGTTCGCCTTGATTTGCCAGCCGCTCTTCAACAAGAACAAGCTTCATAACAGCATCAGCCAACTTATCCACTTTGCCTTCAAGGCGACGAAAGTCTTCATCATTCATCATGTTAACATGCCCAAGCTTTTAATGACAACGCCTTGCGCGTTGGCTTACCTTTATCATCCTTCATAGGCCCCGGCATAGCTCCCATGCGGGAGCAAAAGCTCTTGCGCCTGTTAGCGTCCTTCTTCGTCTTTGGATTGGGTGCTGGAGGCTTCAGATTGCCACCAGTGGCTTTGTTGTAAGAGGCTCTGCCTTTGGCATTGAGGCCGCCTTTGGCATCCTGTCCCTCTTTACGTTGCCACGCTAAAGTTTTCATAGGAGCGCGTTGTATCACTAAAAGAAACAACAGACAACATGTCTGCTATTTCTTCCTTCTATTAACAACACCCTCATACCAGCCTTCGGCACGCATCGCTTTTTCAACAAGAGGAAGGGGTATAACAAATCCTGTATGCTTCTCTAATGCACTTCGTAAATAATAGACATCAGAATGAAACGCAACTGTCTTTACTTCTTCTCGTTGCTTAAAAACTTCCTTCATTGCTAACGAATAGTAGCTATGAGGAGGCTTATTAATTTTGTTCTTAAGTTCTTCTCGCGTTTGAAATGGCATTGAAATGGCTTTCTGATGAAACATAGAGCTTCAACAAAAATACATTCTAAACAACTATGCATGTGTTGTCAACTATATAGCTATATAGATGTTATCGTTGCTATAGCGCTGATAGCGCTAATGAAATCGTTGATGTATCAACAAAATAAACAATGATGTATCAATGATTCCATCAGTGCAAATTAGAAAACGTTGACAAGTGTTAAGGATATTTTTAACTGATAGCGCTGATGTATATTCATTAATTACTTCAACACTATGTTATTACTATTGTGTAGACGGACTTAGCCTTCCTGCTTAGTCCTTTACACAACATGGTTGCGACTCGGAAGCCTTTCGACATTAGGACGCTGCCTTCGCCATCCTGTTGCGCTGTTTCAATGTCTATCCCGCAGTAGCGCTTTAACGTCTTTGCAGACGCTGCCAGATGCTGCCGTTATCCGTTCATCCGACAGCGCCAGTTTTACACGCGGTGACATGTGTTGTCAAGAGCTTTGGCAAAAATGATGTTGTTCCTAAGATCGTCAGTATGCTGATGAAAGTGACATTGTCGTTGGAGCTGTGTTTGGATGGTGGCGTGTGGGGGAGACTATGTTAGTAGGCGCTAACATGTGTTAAAATACCTGTTCTGTGTGTCAGCGTGTATATAGTAGCGCTGCCACCCCCCAGTGGCCCACGCCCGCCCCCGTCATGCCAGCGCCTCACGCACAGCGCATCAGGCATGTGCGATCACGCATAATGCGCTGCGTCATGTGATCACGTGTGTGTGGATTTCCTATAGAAATCAACAACTTAGCTCTATGTCTATGACATAAACGAAATTGCCGTCAGACGGTGAAAATCGTTATATAAGTAGTCGCTTATATAAGCCTTCATCGAAGATGAAGAGACGATGTATGACATCAACCCCCATCACCCTACGTCACAATGCACACCCCCTATGATGCGTGACATCATGCGCCTACACCGCATATACGCGCATGCACGGCAACGTAGTTGCCAATGAAGGACGACAAAGACCCTACGTTTGACTCGGACATTAAAAGGTCGGCACAATGCATCCCATCGAAACAACGGCATCCCGCCGAGTCCTGAAAGGAAACATAGCATGTGCAATCAAGTGGAAGTTATCCGCATCGTCTTTCACGAAGTGAAAGGGGATGATGGCAAGTGGACGAAGACGAGCCGTGCGTTTATGAGCAATGCTGACGCAGTGCGTGAGATTGAAACGCTGCAAGAGTTTGCAAAGCAAAGGCGCCCATTCATCCGTAAGGTGGTGCCTGAGCCTATGCTGACGGTGCTGTACCCGACACAAAACCCCTTCGCTTGACAGGGTTTTTCGTAAGCCCCGATAATGCATCCCATCGACGGCACAGTGTCATCGTCTTCCTGAAAGGAAACATCATGATCCGTATCAGCGTCACCAGCAAGCTTGATGGCAATCGCTCATGGAGCTTGCAAGCTCTCGACACTTGCCCCGGTAGCATCTCTGCCGCTGGTGTACTTGTAGATGCATGCTCTGGTTGCTATGCAACGACGGGCAACTACCACTATCCCAACGTGAAGGAGCCACGCATTGCCAATCGTGAAGATTGGAAGCGTGATGCATGGGTTGATGACATGGTGGTTGCATTGGCGAAGGACAAGTTCTTTCGCTGGTTCGACAGTGGCGACATGTATGCTCTCGGCCTTGCCGAGAAAATCTATCAAGTGATGCAGCGTACACCATTAACCCGCCATTGGTTGCCTACTCGCATGGCGAAGTTTGCCAAGTTTGCCGACGTCATCCGTAGGATGAAGGCGCTTGACAATGTGTCCGTTCGCTTTAGCAGCGACAGCATCGATGGTGTGTATGGTGCAGAACATGGCTCTGTCATTGTCCACGATGCTGAGTCTGCCCCTGAAGGTGTGTTTCTGTGCCGTGCTTACGAGAACGATGGCAAGTGCAGCGGATGCCGTGCATGCTGGAACAAGGATGTGCCTGTCATTGCCTACCCTGCCCACGGTGCGAAGATGATGAAGGTGATTAGGTTGAGCGCCGTACACTGAACGACGGAGGGGCTGTAAGCCCCACGTTTTCGAAAGACCCTACGTTTGACAGGGCTTTTCGAAAGCGTCAATAATGTAAGCAATGCAGCACGATGCGAGTCGGTGAGAAGCTAGCCGGGTGATGCCGGGTTCCGACAGACACATCATGCTGAAGTGTGACGGAGCATGTAGGTTACATGTAACGTTGTGCGAAAGCTGACGGCAGAGTCGAAAGGCCCTGCAGTTGACTCGGGAAATGACATCGCCCTACAATGGATGCCTCGGCAAGCCTCGGTTTGCCATCGATGCGAAAGCGTCAACGCTCTTTAACAACCCGCTGCTAGTGTCGGTGCATGTGACAGATGCACTATGGACTAGCGTGAATGATGCATACGTCAATGTGTCATGCACCATCACACATGGTGCTGAAAATGTGTGAGCTTCCCCGAGTGAGAGTGGGTGCTCTTGCGTTAGGGGGTTTTCTTCAGCGTTGCGAGTCAGCGCTGAACAAAGCAATGGCTTTTCCGAAAGGAAACAAACATGTGGAATAAGCAAGGCATGCAAGTGAAGGCAACGTATCACGGCAAGTATGTGTCGGGCGTTGTCACATCTAGCCGCGTCAAGTATGGCGGCACAGTGCAGCACACCATCTCCCTCAATGCACCTATCATGCTGCGTTGGCGCAGTGAGCCGGTGCATACTGTTCTGGTTGACGACGACAACGTTGTCCTTTCCTGAAAGGAAACATCATGACATACACACTGCTTGTGCTATTCGCTCCCATCATTCTGATGGGCATCGCCATCATCATCGCTGGAGAATAACCCCACGCTTTACTCGGCTTTGATAACGTCGATATAATTGTCGGCATCACTTCCTCCTCACACAAAGGACACACCATGTACATGAACGCAATGGTCACAGAATGCGACGTCACTGGTGCCCGTTATGATGCACCAGTTGCGGGTTCATATGCGGTAGCACGTGGTGCTACAGGGCGTTGGTGTGTAGTGCTTGCCTTCGGCCCAGAGGCAACAAAGCAACATGCTGGTAAGCTGTTGAGCGAAGACGATGTAAGAAACATCGTCGAAGCAAAGGGGGAATGGCTCGACTATTAACCCCACGCTTTACTCGGCTTTCACAACGTCGATATAATGCATCCCATCGGCAGCACTTCGCTGCTCTCTTCCTGAAAGGACACAACGTGAACGACATCATCTCCGCCATCCGCCGCACCCTGCAACGTAAGCTTGCCCGCTACGTCATCACCGTCTATTGGGAAGGCGACACGTTCAAGCACTATACATTCAAGCGTAATGAAATCAGGGAATGGGTTGACGCCTACCCTGCCGACGTTGACACCATCGTCATTGCCCGTTACTAACCCTCCGCTTTCCTGAAAGGAAACACCATGACATTGTCCGCATCAATCGCAGGTAAAGTATTCGTCTACTTCAATCTGCATCGCAAGTGCCTCAGCATCAAGGCGCTGGAGGGTGAATACAAGGGTAAGGTGATAGGCTATGCCGACACGGTGGCGCTGCACAATTGCAAGTTCAAGGTGTCAGAGGCAGGGCGTCAGCGTGTCATCCGTGAGAAGCGCAAGAATGTGCATGCTGGTGTTGTCGGACACCTCATAAGCCTCAATCCCTGCGGCTATTTCATCGACGCCATCAAGAACATCGGCAGCCCCGTCAAATATAACCCATACAAATATACGTCATTCGTTCATGCTGTGAACGAGACACCTGTACATGAGGCACGACACGTTGCCATCATTGCCAGCAATGGCAAGGCTTCCATCTTTGCGGAGACTTAAACATGCTCTCACATCGTTTCTACCTATCAGGTGGCAGCAACGGCTGGTGCATCAACGACGCAGCAATGGGCATGCCAGTGTGTGCTGACAAGCGTACACCACAGGCTGCGTTGGAGGTGGCGAAGGAGCTGAAGCTCGACATCTCCCCGCAGATGTGGTGCAGGAACACGCTGCAATGGGTTGACATCGTTGCCACGCTGTACAAAAGCCCCTCTGCTTGACTCAACAAATATCTTTCGCTTACACTTCAATCCGTCGCAGCAATGTCGCTGCAACAAACGCAGCAATGTCGCTGCCTCCTTCTGAAAGAAACATCATGCGTCAATCCCTCATCTTCTCCCGTCGCACCGACAACGGCATCATGTCTGCAAACGACATCATGTCCCGTGCTCCTGCCGTGTTCTCTGACACGAAGGCATCACGACTGACCGACCGTTACCAATCTCTGCGTACTAGCGACCTGCTGCCTGTCATGGCAGACTACGGCTACTTCCCGACACAGGCTGCACAGAAGCGTGTGACGAAGGCATCGCCGGTTGCTGCCGAGCATAAGACACACATGGTTGCGTTTGCCAAGCATGACGACAACGGCAACGGTAATGTGAGAGGCGAGATCATTGTGTACAACAGCCACGACGGCACCTCTGCAGTGCGGTTGTTTGCTGGTGCCTATCGCTTCATCTGCAGCAACGGCATCGTTGCTGGTGAAGGCATGCAACAGCGCATCCATCACACTGTCAAGTCGCTGGCAAACTTCGAGGAGTCGCTGCGTACCACCGTCAGCAATCTGCCGATGGTGCTGGCAGCGCTTGAGGCTGCACGTAACATCACCCTCGACGGACAACAGCGCTATGAGCTGGCGAAGCAAGCGGTGATGAAGCGTTGGGGCTTGTTCGACGACACCATCGTCGACGTTGACGGACGCCCCGTGAAGGGCAGCTATGCCACGACGAAGACCATTGCTGATGCTCTCGGTGTACAGCGTAGTGAAGACGACTTGTCCGACGCCTTCACTGTGTGGAATCGCATTCAGGAGAATGTGTTGCGTGGCAACGTGATGATCAAGTCCATCACCGACAACAACGTCGGCATGCGTAAGGCTCGACCCATCACCGCAGTGGCAGAGCATGTCCGTGTCAACACGGAGTTGTTCGACCTGCTGCCTGCATAAGGGCTGACGTCTTGTGACGTCATGCCCTCAGCCTCCGAAGGTGTGGCCCTTCCCAACGTGGAAGGGTCTGCCTTACAAGCCTCCGAAGAAGCCTAAGCCTGAGCCGGTGTGGAAGACAACTCCCCCGGCTCCTTTTTGAAGGAACACATATGCAACACGTTTGGGTAGTGGAGTCTCTTGGTGACGACACACCAACATTGTTATCGGTGCATACCGATAAAGAATCAGCCAATGCAGCCCGCGATGCTTACGTCAAGAGCTACAGATATGGCGGCATTCAATCCGATTATTGGATTCACTCTATGAAACTCAACCCGTGTTTGGTTGAGGATGATATTTGAAAACGAAAGGACATCACATGAAAACCTTCACCGTCATCATCTACAGCGATCCCGGTCATGCTTGGGCTAAATGTCGTAGAGAGGTATTGAGCAACCTCGGCATTGCTAACAAGGTGTCAGCGTATTCCTATCAGCGTGGAGACTACGTCTACCTTGAAGAGGATTGCGACTACCCTCTGCTGGTGGATGCGTTGCGTCAGCGTAACACCCGCGTCAAATGCGTAGAGCGTAGTGCCAACAACAGCAGCCGCATCCGTGGCTATGAACGCTACGTGAATGTCTGACGACGACAGCATATTCTGGGCAGCAGCTATATTGGCGCTGCCCTTCTTCCTTCAATTCATTGTGTGAACAAATGAACATCGAACAAACCCTGTTGGAAATACGTAGCCGTAATGAAGAACGTCTGCGTGATGCCATCGCTAGGATGGGTACAAAATATCTTCTGCATCCTGCTAACAGGGTGAAGAAGCTTTCGAAGAAAGGAAAACGCAAGTGATAAGCGAAGTCGATCTGCGTGATTGGGAACAGCTTGATACAGTGCCGCTGTATTCTGTGCCGCGTAACACCTACATCAAATTGGGTGACGACTACTTCTTCTTCGATCACATCGATGGCATGTATTCATTCTGTCTCGACATGAATAATATGGTCTATCACATCATGGCAACAACCCCTGTCATTCCTCTGAGGAAACCTGCATGAAACGTGAACAAGTTGTCGGTATGTTCGTCGGCGTATTCCTTGGCGATATGCTGGGTGCGCCATACGAGTTTCAAGATGAGATGGACGTTGACGACGTTGTTCTCAAGACAGGCGGCGCTCACAAGGTGTCGTTGGGCGAATACACCGACGACGGAGCGCTGACGTTAGCTCTTGCAGAGAGCTACATTGCCCGTGGCTGCTTCGATGCACACGATGCCAGCAATCGGTTTAAGCAATGGAAGACCACTGGCAAGTATGGCACACGTGGCTATGCCTTCGACATTGGACGCACCACTGCAGCAGCCATCGACAGGATGCCTTCTGTTGTGTACGCTGCAGATGGTGGAGACATGGACAGTGGCAACGGTAGCATGATGCGTATTGCTGCCTGCATTGCTGCCAACCACAACAACCCAATGAAGGCATTAGCAGATAGTATAGCTGCCAGCCTGATGACGCATGGCAACAGCGACATCCTCGCCTATACCACAGCATATGTCGATGAGATATTTAATGGAGCAATGTCGCGATATAAGTCGCTGAAGTCTCATCCAAATAAATATGCCCATGCCAGAGGCACGGTGATGTATGCATACAACGCTGCTCGACATGCCCTGCATCATGGTGGCAGAGATGGTGGCGCTGTGCTGCGTCATGCCATATCATATGGACACGACACCGACACCAACGCTGCCATTGCTGGTGCTTGGGTAGGTGCGAAGTATGGCATCGATTGCTTCCCACAGGAATATATCGATGTGCTGCAGAATAAGCAACGCATCTTCGATGTGGCAAATAAGTTGTTTGAGATGGGAGAGATGTGATGACCGACCTTCGCAGAATGCGTGAAGCCGACTACCATCCCGACCGCTGGATGATATTGAAGATATTTGAACGTGAGTCTGCAAAGACTCACTATCGCGTCTTTGCTACATGGGGTGGCAGCTATCTCGGTGGTCAATCATGGCAGATGAACAGTGGCATCGTCTCAGTTGATGAGGATGATGCATATTTCTATTTCAATGGTTCTTCTGGTAGCGTCTATGCCTGCCACAAGAGTGATGGTGCATATGGTGCATTCTCCTTTGGACTATCGCAGCTTCATTACATGATGGAGCAGGCAAGAGGCATGATAGAAGTGATTGAAATGCCTGAACATACAAACTGGAAAGGACTAAAATATGACTGAAACAATGGATTATTTAGCTAGCGACTTCGCACGTTGTGCCAGCAACCCGTTGCATGTTGAATGCAGCACATGCCTGCGTAACGTCAACATCAGTCCTGTCAAGCCTGACACGCGGCAGGTATGGATAGGATTTTGGGTGCTTGATACACCCTGTGCTTCACGTGTACCAATGGAGACATCGAAATGAAAATGTGTAACGGCACCTGTCAGCAGGGACGCAAAGAATGCAATTGCAACTACGACGAAGTCGATGAAATATATGTTGCATTCATCAAGAGGATAGTGCTTGTCACCATCATCTTCGTTTGCTTGATTGGCTATTTGATGGTGGCAGCATGAGCGGTGGATATTTCAACTACGATCAATATAAGATTGGATATATCGTCCACTCCATTGAGCAGCTTGTTATTAATAATGACAGCAAAGAGCTTAATGACTGGGGAAATGCCAAAGGCAGAGGCTATTCCAAAGACACCATCGAAGCCTTCGAAGAAGCCATCTTCTTTCTACGCACTGCACAGATATATGCACATCGCATAGATTGGTTGGTGAGTGGAGATGATGGTGAAGAAAACTTTCACATCCGTCTCAACAAAGAACTGGAAGAGGAACAGCATGATAAAGCTGAAACGTAACGAACGTGTCGTTGCTGTCATTCCGGAAATAATTACTGGTGCAGGCTATCGCAACAGTCCTCTGTGGGTCTACATTGTTGACAACATTGCTGGGACATACAGAGAAGAATGTTTACAGCCTGAAGACCAGAACGCTAGAATGCGTGTGTTGTTTTCAACACTTGAAACAGCGCATGAGACGATGAAGGCTCTGGTGATGGTGAACAATGTTGTTCGTGAAGACATTCAACCACATGGGTATTGACTATGATCGATGACAAGTTTCAACAACTCTGCAATACCTTTGGCTTCGCCCCGTCACGGGCACTGCGGGAGTTGATTGATTGCGTGAGAACGCAGGAGATTGAGGCGTGTGTGCGTCTGGCCGAGGAGACGAAGGCTCCGTTTACAGCGGATGTAATTAGGGCAAGGAGTAACACATGACACAACCCGAAGCCCTGCGGCTGGCTGATGAGTGCGACGAAGGCATGGTTGATTTTCCAGATGTCGCTGCCGAACTGCGCCGCCTTCATGCTGAACTGGAGCGGTGCAAACAAGTGTGCTCTGCCACTTCTGAGAGTTGGCGGGCAGATGCTGAATCGTGGAATGCCCAGCGTGATGCGCTGCTGGAGGCGTTGAAGAACATTGAACACAGAACCAACGATCCCGTGACTGTTGCAATGGCGCAGGTGGCTATTGCCAAAGCAGAGGAGAACACATGACCCGCATCCATTACTGGTGCCCGGTGTACCGGGCGTATGTCTATGCCTTGGTGCCGACCGAGGTTGCTTTCAAACTGATGGGGTGGGTATGACCACCCTGCGAACCGCCGCCCAGCAGGCGCTGGAGGCGTTGGAAGAAAGCCTGTACGCAACCACAGACAAATCGCAATTCCTTGCATTTGAAGCCATCACCGCCCTCCGCGCCGCGCTGGCAGAGCCGGTGCAGGAGCCGGTGCAGGAGCCTGACCTTTCCCGCTGCCCCCAATGCGGAGGCCCTGCCGACAACGGCCACGACCGAAGCATTCCACCATCACCGTACTTCTGTACCAAGTGCATGGCAGAGCCAGTTCCCGTGGCGTGGATGCACGTACCGTACCCCGGAAACGCAATTAGCCCGATGCTCAGCCTGAGCAAGCACCGAGAGCCAAGCATATACGCAGCGTCGGTGCCGTTGTATATCAAGGAGCAGCTATGAAGGACTTAGCCGACGACCTTGCACTAAACGTGCGTAACGCCATTGCGTACATCAAGGAACTAGAGGCAGAGCTTGCAAGATGCAAACAAGTGTGCGCTGCTACCGCCGAGGCATGGCGCGAGGAGGCCGCGCTGGCAGAGCCGGATGTTCCCGCAACCAACTTCGGGAACATGGAGCCGGTGGCGTGGCTGTGGCAGCACAGAGAGACAGGCCGCACCCGTGTGCTTATGCCCGATGAGCGCACCGCGACTGATGTTGCAGCCGCATGGGATGTGGTCGGCCCGTTGTATCTTGCCCCGCCCCAGCGCAAGCCCATGAATGAATTTGATGCTTTGCGCCTTGTTACGGAATCAATAGGTCGCCTGCAATCCGCAGGCCCGGTGGAAGGGTTGATAGGAATAATTCGCGCCATCGAGCGGGCGCATGGGATTGGAAAACATCGATGACCTGCCGCTACCCATATTGCGATGCTGGAGAAATGGGAGCATTCTGCAAAGATGAATGCCAATCATGTCCACACGGTGTAGACGATGGCAATTGCAAAGAATGCTATGAACAAAACACTCGCGAAGTATGCAAACATTTCAATCCAGTAGACCAGCCTTGCGACAAATGCAAAGTCGAAAACGCCGCATCCAAAGAACGTCAATTCATCATCAATTTTCTGGAGAGTATGCATGAGCGCTGTCTTGGAACACACAACTACTACCTCCACGCAGCCCATTGCATCCGCAACCTGCCTTCCACTAAATCTACGTAGACGCGCTGCCGATCTCTATTACAACCCAACACAGGGTGTCATCGACGCTGGTGTTGTGAAGAGGAAGTCATTTCCTCTGAGCAAGATTGAAGAAGCATGCAGATATGCTGTCGAATGCAATGAGCGCATCGAAGAGTGGCGTAAAGAAACATCACACATTGCAGGCTTACAGAAGGATGGCAAAGTGAAAGACGTTGTCTTTGCCTATCTGCATAGCATCGACTTCACCCGTCTTGCTGACATTACGAAGACGCAATATAAGTCATCGATTGAAGCGTGGCGTAATGTTCGTGTCGCTGGCATGGCTCTGCAACATCACAAGCTTTCCAATTTGGAAACGCCGATGATTCAGCGCATGTATGACGAACAAGTGAGGCAGACATCCCCACACATCGCCAACTACAACATGACGGTCTATCGCATCGTCCTCAACTACGCAATTAGATGTGGCTATACACGCCACAACCCGTTTGAGAAGGTGAGGAAGAAGGCGACAAAACATCGCAAGGTGATGTGGGAGCGTGACAACGTTCGTGCCTTCCTAAACGTAGCCTTCAGCCGCTGGCAATGGCGCAACATTGGCATTGTCTTTTACATGATTTACGAATGGGGACAACGTGTCAGCGACATCCTCAATCTCAAATGGGACAATATTAACTTCGACACCAACACTGTCACCATCACGCAGAGTAAGCGTGGCGCAACAGTGAAGTTGCCCATCTCTGAAGGGCTTGCTACAATGCTGAAGCAGCAACAGAAAGACTTCTTCTTGTCTTCCTATGTTGCCCCGCAGATGGTACGTAGGCAGGGCAAGTGGACACCGTACAGCATTGCCACGTTGAACAATCATGTCATTGACATCATGGCTGAAGCAAGGCTCGACAAGGAATTACAGCTTCGTGATCTTCGTCGCACTGCCATCACCGAAACCATTGAAAATGGTGGCGACTTGTTGACAGTGATGCAGATGAGTGGACACCAGCATGCTGCGTCAGTGACACCGTATTTCGTTCACACCCGGCGAGGCGCTGCCAAGGCTCAAGAGATAAGGCAGTTTCCTCAACATCTCATGCAGCAACCTACGCTGCTACAAAGGAGTGCAAGATGATTGAAGAAGCATTGGAAATATTGTTATGGGCTAGTCTTGAACGACCAACCCCATTGACAGAAGATGAACTAAGTAATGCTCTCATGGGACTTATTGTCCTTGTGAAGCTCGACAAAGAACGAAAGGTGATGCTATGACACCGAAGTTTAATACTGTCCTTGAATATGCCATCGAAACTGGCATCAAGATTGGATATGCACGTGCCCATAAGCACACGGATAAGCCTGATGAATATGTCATCTATCGCTACATCGAAGATGCTATCTGGAATGAAATACATGAATGGTTTGACTTCGATGAGAAGGGAATAGAATGAGCGAGATAGAACGCATGTGGGCGGCATTAAACCAAAAGTTTAATACCAATCGTCAATGGCATCTGCTTGACCCTATGGAGCAGATGTCAGTAGTGCAGGCAGTGAATGCCATTCTTTCAATTATTCATCGACGACAATGAACGATCTACGAAACGCTGTAATAAGTGCTCTAGACTTTCTAGAGTTTGGTGGAAGACGACATGATCGTGTTCTACACATCGATGCGCTGAGAGAGGCTTTGAGATATGACACCACTTCACCAACTGGTCCGGTCGATTGCAGACAATGTCAACATCTGGATCGAAAGAAAAACTGCGCGAGTGACCGACCTTGCTCCAATGGAGACGCATTCGTTGCCACACCGCCCCTACAGCTATACGCTACGGGTGAAGGTGAAGCGCTGTCGTGATATCTATTGGTATGGACGATACATTGGTGATACCTTTGCTGTTGTCTATCAAGATGCAGATCGATGGTGGGTGAGAGAGCCTGATGAATTTGGCTTTCTAAATTTCATCCTAAAAGATGACGCTGAAATAATTTGACATGGCATTTTTACGCACACATCTGTCATGTGATGAATGCGGGAGCAGCGATGCACGTAGCGTCAACGTGGACGGCAGCAGCTATTGCTTCTCCTGCAACCACTTCACTCCACCGGATGACGATGTTGTCATCGAATATTCCAAACCTGTAACGAAGAAAGTGAACATGAATTTCAAGAGTTATTTCGACGACTACTACTCTCCCTCCATCACTACTCGTAGGTTGACGAAGTCCACAGCCGAGCGTTATGGGGTGACGTCAGACGGCAACAACTATTATTTCCCCTACTACGACACCAACGGCACTCTCGTTGCTGCGAAGGTGAGGAGCAAGCAAGAGAAGAAGTTTTCCACTGAAGGTGAGTGGACGAAGGCATCTCTGTTTGGACAACAACTGTTCAGCAGCGGTGGCAAGTATGTCACCATCACAGAGGGTGAATTCGACACGCTGGCAGTGTTTCAGGCGACGGGTAGCAAATGGCCCTGCGTCAGCATCAGAAACGGTGCTACAGGCGCTCTAAAAGACTGCCGCGCTGCCTATGAATGGCTCAACAGCTTTGAGAACATCGTTGTCTGCTTTGACAACGACGAGCCGGGTAAGAAGGCAGCGAAGGAAGTGGCTGAGTTGTTTGGCAGCAAGGCGAAGGTGTACAAGCATGACGTCGATATGAAGGACGCATGCGACTACGTTGCTGCAAATAAAGAAGCCATCTTCGTTCAGCGTTGGTGGAGTGCTGAGTCTTACATTCCAGATGGCATTGTTGCTGGTAATAATTTGTGGGACTTGGTGTCAACGCCACCAGCGCCAGCACAATGCATGTATCCGTGGGATGGGTTGAATGGATTGACATATGGCATCCGTCACGGAGAGCTTGTCACCATCACTGCCGGTAGCGGCTTGGGCAAGTCGCAATTGCTTCGTGAAATTGTTTGGCATCTGCTTCAGAACACCGAAGACAACATCGGGCTGATGTTCCTTGAGGAAGGCATTCGCAAGACAGGCTTGTCTGTGATGTCGCTTGCTGCCAACAAGCCTCTGCACTTGCCCGACACGGTGGCAAGCGAAGAAGAACGTAAGGACGCTTTTGATCGTACACTTGGCACAGGCAGGCTGTTCTTGTTCGATCACTTCGGCAGCACCAGCACAGATAATATTGTCAACCGTGTTCGCTACATGGCGAAGGCTCTCAATTGCAAATACATTGTTGTCGATCACATCTCTATCATTGTGTCCGCGCAAGACAATGGTGATGAGCGCAAAGCCATTGATGAGATAATGACAAAACTTCGCATGCTTGTGCAAGAAACTAACGTTGCGTTGTTTGTTGTGTCACATCTGAAGCGTCCGAATGGAGTTGGACACGAAGAAGGCGCTGCAACATCTCTTGCACAGCTTCGCGGCAGCGGCTCCATTGCACAACTCAGTGACATAGTGTTGGGTGCAGAGCGTAATGGACAAGACGACGATGTGACAAAGCGTAACACTACATATCTTCGCGTTTTAAAGAACAGATTCAGCGGACTCACCGGACCTGCATGTTCGTTGCTGTACACTAAGGAGACAGGACGCATGCTAGAGTACACTCCACCACCTGACGATGAGGAAGACGATGTTCTCTGACATTTTCTATAGAACAACAACTTTTCTTTCAGAATGACGATGTTCTCTGACATTTTCTACATGTGGCTACTCATTGTCATGCTCATCCTGAAGCAGTTTGGGGTGTAGCATGGAGTTGCTTGCCAATATCATCCACTTCCTTCTAACACTTCTTGAACTCTTCAGGATATTTTGATGGACTACATCTATGATCTGGAAACATACGGTAACACATTTACATTCTGCGCTGTCTCGGCAGATAAGTCGGAGTCTGTGCAATTTGAATGCTCTCCTCGAAAGAATCAAATCGGAGATATATTTGCGTTCCTTGATCGGCTTCACGAACATGGAAATCGCATGGTCGGCTTCAATAATATTGGCTTTGATTATCCTATCCTCCATGACCTTCTAAGTGTTCGTGATAAAGCCACTACTGTTGGTGGCAAAGCCGTAGCTGTACGTGCCTACAAGAAGGCGATGAGCCTCATCAAGAGCGAAGAGAAGTTTGAACACATCATTCGCACCGCTGATGAATACGTGCCGCAGATTGATCTGTACAAGATACATCACTTCGACAATAAGGCTAGAGCAACTTCTCTGAAGATGCTTCAGTTTAATATGAAGAGTGACACCATCGAGGACTTGCCCTTCGATGTTGGCAGTGACTTGACATCAGATCAGATCGACACGCTGCTCAAATATAATATGCACGATGTTGTTCGCACTCTCGACTTCTACAACGAAAGCTTGAGCGCGATTAAGTTTCGTGAAGAGTTGACACAGAAGTATGGGCGTAACTTCCTCAATCACAACGACACCAAGATTGGGAAAGACTACTTCATCATGCGTCTTGAAGAGGCACTGCCGGGTAGCTGCTACAAGTATGACGGTAAGAAGCGTTCCATCAATCAGACGAAGCGCAAGCACATCAACATCAAAGACTGCCTCTTCGACTATTATTACTTCCAGCGTCCAGAGTTTAAGGCTGTATTCAATTGGTTTGCGAAGCAGAAGATAACGGAAACCAAAGGCGTCTTCTCTGAGATTGATGAAGCTGCGTTGGGTGATGTAGCCCAATATGCAGCGCTGTACACAAAGCGTAAGAAGTTTGCGCGTGTGCCTTCGTTTGAAGACATTGACGAGTTCAAGAAAGAACATCCTCTCGGTTGGGTTGAGAAGGTGGAGTTGAAGGCTAAGAAGAAAGGCGAAACTCAATACAGCCATTGGATGTGCTGGAAAGAAGCTGACAACCTGAACGTAGTTGTTGACGGCTTCCGCTTTGACTTTGGCACTGGTGGCATTCATGGCAGCGTAGAGAACACCATCGTTGAGTCTGACGATGAATATGTCATCATCGATGCTGACGTTGCTTCGATGTATCCCAACGTAGCCATTGCCAATCGTGTCTATCCAGAACATCTCTCGGACAAGTTCTGCGACATCTACGAAGACGTCTACGAACAACGCAAGAGCTACCCCAAAGGCACCGCTGAGAACGCGATGCTGAAGCTGGCATTGAATGGTGTGTACGGAGACAGCAACAACCAGTACAGCCCCTTCTACGACCCTCAGTACACAATGTCGATCACCATCAATGGTCAACTGAGCCTATGCAATCTGGCAGAGCAACTGCTGCAGATTCGTGGGTTGCGTCTGATACAGGTGAACACTGACGGCATCACGGTGTTGTGCCCGCGTAAGTATCGACGCTGGTATGACACCAAGTGCAAGATATGGCAAGAGAACGTAGGACTGCAGCTTGAGTTTGTTGAGTATTCGAAGATGCTGCTGCGTGACGTCAACAACTACATTGCTGTCTACACTGATGGCAAGGTGAAGCGTAAGGGTGCCTATCAGTACAAGGGATTGGGATGGCATCAGGATCAGGGTGGACTCATCATCCCCAAAGCTGCTGAAGCTCACATGCTTGACGGTGTAGACATAGAAAGCTACATTCGTCAGCATACTGACAACATCTATGACTACGTGATGCGTACTAAGGTGCCGCGTAGCAGCAAGCTGGTGTTGGTTGGTGAAGACGGTGTAGAAGTGCAGCAGCAGAACATCTGTCGCTATTACGCCAGCACCAGCGGTGGCAAGCTTGTGAAGATAATGCCGCCGATAACACCAGATGGTGAGCCTCGACGCATTGGTGTAGACACTGAGTACACGGTGAAGACCTGCAACAACATTGCCGACTTCAACAAGGACGACATTGACTACAGCTACTACGTAGCCGCTGCCAAGAAGTTGCTGATTAACAACACCGATGTTGACCAAGAAGTTGCTACCTACCTATAATGTGTAGCTAACACGAAGCCACACCGTGTTCAATTGTGTGGCACATCAAAGGAAATGAAATGGCTGAAATGCAAAGCGTGAAGATTAAGGCTGATGTCATGTGGGCACAGCTTGACAAAGCTAATGAGATGAGCGGCAAGTTTCAAATCAACTTGTGCAATCTCTCTGAAGCTGCTGTCGTTGCTCTGGAAGAGATGGGCATCACCGTTGCTGAGAAGGAAGGACAAGGCAGGTGTATTACTTGCAAGTCCAGCATGCCCATCAAGGCATTCGACGCTGACGGTGTCGAGCTATCTGGTGTCAAGATTGGCAACGGCAGCAAAGCCAAAGCCATCATCACCGCTTACGAGTGGAAGTATAAGAACAAGAAGGGTGTGTCGCCTTCGTTGAAGAAGCTTGTCATCACCGATCTCGTTGAGTATGGTGGCGGCAGTGCAGACCTAGACGACGAAGAAGTGTTGTAATGAAAGCGCTCCTTGATGCCGATACGATGGCGTACAGGAGCGCTGCTGCTTGCAAAGACGAAAGCGTCCGTACAATGACTCTAACATTAGATAGCATTGTAACGGACGCTTTGTTATCATGCGACACTGATGTTAGATATTATGACAAGTGGCAGCTATACCTAACGGGCAGCAACAACTTCAGAAAACAAGTATCTGCTGAATACAAAGCCAACAGGACAGCGCCAAAGCCTGAGCATCTGCCAGCAGCACGACAGCATCTCATTGAACAATGGGGTGCTGTAGTTGCTGAAGGAGAAGAAGCTGATGATGCCATTGCCATTGAAGCTACAAAGCTCAATGGAGACTTTGTCATCGTGAGCATCGACAAAGACTTCAAGCAGATACCGGGCTACCATTACAACTTCGTCAAGCGTGAACACTTCTTCGTCACTCCAGAAGAAGGACTTCGATTTCTGTACATGCAGATATTGATGGGCGATACAGCCGACAACGTCATTGGACTAAAAGGCATCGGTCCTAAGAAAGCTGAAGCTGCGTTGGCTGAATGCAAGACGGAACAGGAAATGGCTGATGTCTGTTACGAAATGTATACAGATGTTGACAAAGTAAGACAAAACGGAACATTGCTCTATCTTCGTAGAAAGGAAAACGAACTGTGGACACCACCTACCCCGTCCAAGAAGGAAGAAAGTTTGACGAAGGCAAGCCCCGATACGGCTTGCTGAAGCCTGAAGCTTTGGAAGAAGTGGTGAAGGTGTTGACGTATGGAGCGCAGAAGTATAGTGCCGACAATTGGAAGCATGTCGAAGGCATGCGTGAGCGTTACTTCGATGCCTCTCAGCGTCACGTATGGGCGTATAAGCGTGGAGAAATCCACGATGTGGAGTCAGGGTATCAGCATCTGGCGCATGCCATTTGCAACCTGATGTTTCTGTTGCAATCTCAAATTGATGAAAGACAACCCTTCTAAGCGTAATGGTGGTTTGTGGACGGAAGCGAAGTTTCGCAGCTTTGTCATCAGTGCGTTACGTGCTGCCTCCCGTCGCTGGCCTGTCAAATGGGCTGTGTTGAAAGATGCTTTTGCTGGCAAGTCTGTCAATAAAAAGACAGGCAAGTTTGCACAGCACTATCGATGTGCCCATTGCCGTGCCAATTTCCCTGCTGCCGATGTGGTTGTTGATCACATCAATCCTGTCGTGGATACAATGAAGGGCTTCACTACATGGGACGAATACGTCGAACGCATGTTTGTTGAAGCTGATGGGTTGCAAGTGTTGTGTAAAGGCTGTCACAAAGAAAAGACAGCAACCGAAAGAAAGGAACGGAAAAATGTACGATCTAAAAGTTGATGATGAAGTGTTTGATAGCCTTGTTGTTAGTTACTTGAAGAGTCAAGTGGCAATGGTTCTTCAGGAAAACGAGCACATGACACATCCTGAAGACAAGGCATACAACACGCATCTGTTGCCTGCCTTGCTCACTGTCATCAAATACTTCAGCATTCCTAATGAATATGATAGATATATTCATCAGGTATTTGGTAGCAATGATGATGATGACGAGCAACTGTCGTTTAAGTTTGATGAGGATGACAATCGGCACCCCGGATTTCATTACACTGCGAAAGGAGATGACGAATGATTGTTGAGCTTGTTGAAGAACACGCAGATGGCAGCGCCACCTACACCATCAGCGACATTACCAAAGAAGAGCATGATAGCCTCATGCGCTTTGCCATCATGGAAGCGTTGAAGAACGCGATCAAGGAAGGCGAGAAATATAAGGTTGACTCACTAGAAAGCAAAGATGAAAGTAACGACGGTTTGGAAAACACCTGATGGTGAACGTCTTATCGCGTACATGGCGCGAGTGTCCAATCCTGCAAATCAAGCCAATGAGAAATATGCTGGTCTGATTAAATATCTAATCAAGCATAAGCATTGGTCACCATTTGAGATGGTGAATGTATGCATGGAAATTGAATGCACTCGCGACATTGCACGACAAATCTTGCGACACAGAAGCTTTTCGTTTCAGGAGTTCAGTCAACGCTATGCTGTCGCTGACGGCTATGAGTTTTCTGAGCCTCGCCTGCAAGACGAAAAGAATCGACAGAACAGCATTCCTGTTGAAGACAGGGAGATGATGAGGTTCTGGGAAGAACAACAACGAAATGTGTTGAAGGCTGCAAAGACTGCATACGAAAACGCATTGAATGCTGGTGTTGCAAAGGAAGTGGCACGTAAGGTGTTGCCTGAAGGATTGACAACAAGTCGGATGTATATGAATGGAACGCTCCGTAGCTGGATGCATTACATTCAAATCCGAACTGGCGTCGAGACACAGAAGGAACATCGCGACATCGCTCTTGCTTGCGAGAAAGAACTGATGCTACATTTTCCTTGGGTAATGGAGGCTTTGAATGAGTTTCGATGAGTATCAAGAGAAGGCATGGGCTTGTGCAATGCCGACAGCAAAGACCACACAGTATTTGGTGCCGGGTCTAGCTGGAGAAGTTGGAGAAGTGAGCAGCTTGTTTGCTAAGTCTCAACGTGACGGCAATGCTCTTGATCATGCTTCTGTTGCCAAAGAACTTGGTGATGTGCTGTGGTTTGTGTCTACGCTAGCGTTCTATCACGGGTTATCACTTGCTGATATTGCTGAAGCTAACATCGAAAAGCTTGAAAGCCGTCAAAAGCGTGGGGTAATTGGTGGCAGCGGTGACAATCGCTAGAGTTTTGGTATAACATCTGCCCCCAGCGCCGACCTCGCGTCGGCGTTGTCGTCTTCAACAAAGGAAAAACATGGAAAATATTGCAACGCCTTGGTCAACCATCGGGCTGATTACTTACAAGCGCACTTATGCTCGACGATTGAATGAGGCAGATGTAAATAGCCCAACGGAGGAGTGGATCGACACTGTCAACCGTGTTGTTAATGCCGCCAACAACCAGCTTGGCTGCAACTTCACCGACGACGAACAACAACGTCTTCGCAACTATCTGCTGCAACTGAAGGGAACTGTAGCCGGTCGCTTCCTGTGGCAACTTGGCACAGACACCGTTGGTCGCCTCGGCTTGTCGTCGCTGCAAAACTGCGCCTTCACCGTCGTTGACAAGCCTGTAGAGCCGTTTACGTGGGCTATGGACTTGCTGATGCTGGGTAGCGGTGTAGGCTACAACATCCAGCGTGAGAACGTAGACAAGCTGCCTCCGGTCAACGAAGACTTCAAGGTACCTAAGCGTGTTGACAGCGCAGACGCTGACTTCATTGTTCCCGACAGCCGTGAAGGATGGGTAGCATTGCTTGGCAAGACGCTTAAAGCAGCCTTCCTTGCACACAAGAGCGGCAAGCAGACCTTCACCTACTCTACACAACTCATTCGCTCTAAGGGCGCTCCTATCAAGGGCTTTGGTGGCACTGCCAGCGGTCCTGAAGATTTGGTGTGGGGCATCAACGAGATTGGTAAGGTAATTGAGAAACGCGCTGGCAAGAAGATCAGGCCCGTTGATGCTCTCGACATGATGAACATCATTGGCGCTGTCGTTGTTGCTGGCAATGTTCGTCGCTCTGCACAGATTGCCATTGGCGATCCTGATGACGTCGAATATCTGCTTGCAAAGCGCTGGGACATGGGCAACATTCCGTCATGGCGGGCGATGTCAAACAACAGCGTTGTCTGTAATGATGTGACTGACCTTCACGAATTCTTCTGGGATGGCTATGAAGGCAAGGGTGAGCCTTACGGACTCATCAATCTGAAGCTGTCTCGCAAGATTGGATTGCTTGGTGACACTCGCTATCCCGATCCGAAGGTGCAGGGCTACAATCCGTGTGCTGAACAGAGCCTTGCTGACAAAGAAACTTGTTGCCTTGCTGAAATCTTCCTACCCAACATCTCTTCATACGAAGAATTTGTTGACGTAGCGAAGCTGCTCTATCGTGTCAACAAGCATTCGCTGGCTCTGCCGTGCCATCTGAAGACGACAGAAGAAATTGTGCATGCCAACATGCGCATGGGCATCGGCATCACTGGTGTCATGCAATGCACTGAAGAGCAGAAGGGATGGCTGCGTAAGGCATACGAAGAGCTTCGTCAGTTTGACAAGCAATACAGCGAAGACAACAACTTCCCCATCTCGGTGAAGCTGACGACGGTGAAGCCGTCTGGTACGCTGTCTCTGTTGCCCGGTGTCACTCCCGGCTGTCATCCTGCGTATGCTCGTTACATGATCCGGCGTATCCGCATCAGCAGCAATCATCCGCTGGTGCAAGTGTGTCGTGATCACAACTATCACGTTGAGTATCAACAGAACTTCGACGGCAGCGAAGATCGCAGCACGGTGGTGGTGTCATTCCCGTTCCGTCATCCCGATCACGCTGTGCTGGCTAAGGACATGACAGCGCTGGATCAGCTTGAAACCATCAAGTGGCTGCAGGAAAACTGGAGTGACAACAGCGTTAGCTGCACTGTCTACTACCGCAAGGAAGAGCTTCCTGAGATTCGCAAATACTTGAAGAAGTATTACAAGAATGCTCATAAGAGCTTGTCGTTCTTGCTGCATAGCGAACACGGATTTAAGCAGGCTCCGTTGGAAGAAATTACGAAGGAAGAATATGAAGCATTGGTTGCTTCGACAAAGCTGATTACGCATGTTGAAGAAGCTAATATTGGCCTTGAGGACGATTGCGCCACCGGAGCATGCCCCGTCCGGTAATACACTGGTGATATAACAAAGCCGCTGCTGGGAAACCTTCAGCGGCTTTTTCACATGAAAGGTGTTAATGAAACGTGCAGCAAAGACCGTTGCAGAACGTGTTAAGAAAGAGAAGTTCATTCGTTTTGATTTTCCGATGTTGTCTGCCAGAAACGAAAAGCAGAAACAACTCATTCACTCCCTCAACCACAACACACTCGTAGCTGCAACGGGTAGTGCAGGTACAGGCAAAACCATCATTGCCTGCTGGCATGCCGCCTACAAGCTTCACATTGGTGAAGTACGTAGGGTGATACTGATTAGAGCCTATCAGCCCCTTGCAGGGCGCTCTATTGGCTTTCTGCCGGGTAGCTTGGACGAGAAGCTGATGCCCTACTATCAGCAGATGATTGACTACTTCGAAGACTTCCTCGGCAAAGCCACAACAGAGATACATCTGAAGCAGAAGACGATTGAGATATGTTCACTTGAAACTATTCGTGGACGCTCATGGGACAATGCCATCATCATTGTTGATGAGTCACAATCGTTGTTTGTGCCAGAGGTGCAGGCGCTTGTCACCCGTATTGGTGAAGGCAGTCAGATGATATTCTGCGGTGATAACAGCGGCACACAAACCGATGTTAGAATTGGCATGGATGGCTTGACATATCTGGAACAGCTTGCGTCACGCTATGGCATTGAAGACACTGCCTTCATCAAATTCACTCGCGACGACATTGTCCGCTCAGGCATCACAAAGGAATTTGTCATTGCCTTTGAAGAAGAACTACAGCGAGATGATCCTGTGGTGTCATTGACTGATGTAGAAAAGCAGTTTAAGAAAGGAAGATAATGGACTTGGTAATTCGCCCACGACTCGGTTTTGGTTTTGACGTTGAACACAACGAAGACATTTGCTATCGTGCTGGGAAGAACAGCAATGAAGACGAAGCGACTGTGTTGTTGTGCTATGTAGGGCTTCTCATCAAGCTTCCGTTCTGCACCATCTACCTCGGTGAGTTTTACGAACGGGATAAGCTTAATGATGATTGAAGTTGAGATAACAGATGCAATGATCAATCGATCCCGTGCCAAAGCTAAGGAGATGGGACAACTCCAGAACAGCATCACTATGGGCATGGGCAATCTAGTTGGCTTTATAGGAGAAGAAGTAGCAGTACATGTACTCAAAAAGCTACATCAGCGACATGTCATTCATCTCAACACATATGACTACGACATTCTTGTTGATGACATACGTGTTGATGTGAAGACAAAGTCAACGTCTGTAGCACCTCTGCCGCACTACAGCAACAGCGTTGCCGGTTTCAACACATCTCAAAAATGCGATGTTTATGCATTCGTTAGAGTGAAGAAAGACTTGACAACAGCTTGGTGGTGTGGCGTAATTGAGAAAGACCTGTTCTTCAAAGAGGCTGTATTTATGAAGAAGGGGTCGATGGATGACGACAACAAGTATGTCGTCAAAGCAGACTGTTACAATCTTCCTATTTCACAGTTGAGGCAAAGGATATGAAGTCATATTTCGACAAAGACCATTTCATCTCGAAAGAGTCGATGTTCGCGTTTCAAGAAGGCTACTACGCTTTCTCTCGCGGCTGGATTGCCAGCAAATACAATCTTGATAGCTTGAAGGGAAAGGAGTGGCAGCGTGGTTTCAACTGCGCCTACTTCGACAACCTCTATCGCATTCAACAGAATAAGCCCCGTTAGTTATAAAATGAACTGTATTCGTTGCGATAAAACATTAGAAAAGCAGCAGAAGCTTTTCTGTAGCATTTCGTGTTCTGCAATAACAAACAATAAAAAAAGAGGCAGGAATACAGTTCGTTGTCTAAATTGCAATTTAGTTTTTGAAGGGAAAAAGACAAAAAAGTTTTGTAATAGAACTTGTTCCACAACTTATAGTCTTGGTAGAACAGTACGCGCTTGGTTAAACGATCAAGCCTCTGTGACTAGGGTTACAGCAGCAATACGAAAATATCTTATTTCTCTTCGTGGAAATAAATGTGAAGAATGTGGATGGAACAAAGTTCATCCTGTTACAAAACTTATTCCTTTAGAAATAGATCATGTTGACGGAGATTCGGAAAATAATCTTTTGAGTAACTTGAAAGTATTGTGTCCAAATTGCCACTCGTTGACGCCAACATTTAGAGCCTTAAACAAAGGCAAGAGTAAACGAAAACGATAACGATTGCCTCTGAAGCATTGTCAGTGATGTATCGGCTTTGTATCCCGAAGAACAGGGCGCAAATCCCTGCGGAGGCACCAAAGAGAAAGCCGCTTTACAGCGGCTTCTTTCATTTGCGGCTTACTAAGCCACCTCTGTTGAATTTGTCAGTGAGATCAACAACTCTGCCTGCAGCCTTCGTATCGGTGTCGCTTACGTTGACGAGGTTGTACAGGCTCTCTAGGTTGTCAGCTTTCTCTGCAGCATTGTTCTTTCGCAACACATCTGCTGCTCTCTTGAACACTGGTGACTTAAACTGCAGCGTGGCAATAGCAGCACCGTAGCTGTGACCCATGCCTGTTTTTACTGATGTAAGCTTGCCCATGTTGGAGATGGCATAGAGATATTCTTTGGCGTTGCGATAGACATCTAACGCTTGCTTCTGACTCATCTCAATACCTTTGGTTTCAGAAACAATCTTGTTGATGTTTTCACCAGCTTGTTTCTGACGCGCTCTAAACTTCTCATACTGAGGAATCTTCTCAGCAATCTCTGTCTGCGTCTGAACATCAGAGCGCCTACGCATCTTGTCCATCTCTGGCATAGCAGACTCTGTTTCAAACATGTCTGCTCTCGGCAGATTTAGCGGACGAGCGTTGCCGGGAACACCAGTGATTGATCTGGCAATGGTGTTGAGGTCTTTCTTCTCATATTGATCTACCGACATGTTGACACGTGAGAACACGTAGTCAGCATATGGCATCTCATATGAGACGAAGTTCTCAGGGTTTTTGCCACCAAATCTGTTGCTGGTGAAGTTCAGATTGACATCACTTGTCAACGACGGAGCGCCAACGTTGAGTTCGTCATGCTGGCTTGAGAACGTCGAAGGTCTTGCAAAGCCAGACTTCTTGATGGATTCAATATTTTCCTGTACGTTGCCGTGATACAGCACCTTGGCAGGCGTGTCAGCATACTTCTTACGCAGGCTGTCTAGTTCCTTCTGCTTTGACTGCAGCGTCCTCATCATCAGACGCTGATCTTTGCGGGTGCTTAGATCGGCTTCTCTGCCATACTTCACCCTGAAGTCTCCTTGAGCAACACCAATGACAGCATCGTCAAAGCTCTCAGTATCTGACATGCGTTTAATACGCGAATAGTTGTATTCCCGATATTTGCGAATGTCTTCAAGAGCAGCATTACGCTGCTTTGTCCTGATGAAACTCTTCAAGTCGCCACTGAGAAACTCCGGTGTCACTTGAGGCTCTGGCACATCTTCAACATCCACCATCGGCTTTGCTTTGAAGTCAGCACCAACCTCTTCAGACGGTGTAAATTCCTTCGGCTTATACGGCAGCGGAGGCTGTTCTTTGTAAGGAATGCCTTTGAGCCATGCTGCCGTGCTTTGAAGCTCATTAGCGAAGGCTTCGTCATCAAGCTTCTTCGCGTTGAAGACGTTGGCAGTGTTGTTGTCTTTCAAATAAGCTTCAGCAGCAGCGTAGTCTTCGTCGCTGAAAGCTTTGTTGGGGAAGTTGTAAGCACTCTCAGGCGCTGCAGGTGACGGCAAAGCCTCTTCAGTCTGTGCAGCAAGGCTCTCACGCTTTGCCATCTGCTCAGACAACGACAGCATCACCTCTTCTTCAGGAACGGCTTCAGAGGCTGCAGGAGCTTCGACAGGTGTCTGCGTAGGCTCTTCAGCTTTCAGAGCCTTGGAAGCCTTTTTACGGGCTACCAGAGGCACTTTAGCAGGCGCTGCCTCTACTGCCTGCTGTGCTAGTTCTTCTGACAGCGATAACGCCACCTTCGGAGCAGCTTTAGCGGCTGTCTTGCTAAGAGCCTTGCCAGCGAGTTTACCAATGAGTGCCATACTTATCTTCCGAATAGCTGATGCATCTGTTGTACCATGCCGCCTTTGGCAAACTTAGTTGGCTTAAGAGCTAGCTCTTTGTATTTTGGCAACAAGTCGTAAGCTTTGTCTTCTTCCATTGTTCTGCCTTTATGATCTTTGGCATACAACTCGTTAACAATTTTCTTCACTTTAGCTGGCTCACGAAGATATTCTATGCGGTTTAGTTTTGCTGGAAACTCTTGTGCAAATGTTGCTTCTGTTACTTTTTTAGCTTCTTCAACTGCTTTTTCAATAGCACTATTTATCCGCGCTTGTTTTTGTTCGCTTGTGAAAGAAGAATAGTCTGAACGCTTAATGGCAGAATCAACAAAGTCAAGGGCATTCTTGTTTACGTTCTGAATGAAGAGCCTGTCAAAGTCTTTGTCACCAGTTGGACGACCATATACCTTGTATAGGTCTACGCTGTGCTTGATGATTTCCTTCTCTGCTGCTGTTGGTTCGGTAATCGGACGGAAACCAACAAGACGGTTGAAGAACTCGCCTTCCTTCATCGGTGTTTCTTGTTCTTTGAAACGAGTAACGGCAGGAGGTAAAGATTCCTTAACAACAGGCAACTTCGCTTGTACACGCTGTACAGCCGCTTCAGCCATGCGACCCGGCATTGTGTCAGCATTCAACACATTAGGATCACGTGCCATGATGGCTTCGTCACCACGAATCAAATCGAACATGTCGAAGATTTGCTTGGTGACGAACGGCTGAGTGAATCGCCCTAAGAAGTCACCTGAAATTTTACCTAATGATTCAAGAGCCTTTGCACCTTTTTCATCGCTTTGAAATACTTCTTGAATAGACTGAAGAAAGGTGTGTTGGGTGCCTGCTGGTGCCTTAAATCCAACAATAGATTCCATAATTTCTCTACTAGGAGCTTGTCCTGTACCGTTGGCAACGTCACGTGCAAACCAATCACCGAGTCCCAAATACTGAGCAATTGGAAAAATAGATTTAACGTCTACTGTCCCAGAAGGAGTTTTTAGTTCATTCCAATTTGAATCTAAATTATTCTTGCGATAGTCATATGCTGCTGCCAGCATGCCCAAACCAACAGTGGCTTGAATAGCCTTGGTAGCGCCTTCACGTGCCACCATCTCAGCCTTCTCAAGCTGACCAGCAGCACGAAGCTTTGCAGCTTGTGCAACATACTCGGTAGCACCGACAAAACCCAATGGGCTATATTTATATTGGAAAGCAATAGCGTTGGTTACAAAGCGTGGGAACGGAATAAATAGTGACATGGTGGGGAGTTCTGCTCCCTTTACAAAATATGCACCAGCCCTCTCAGACAAATCTTCAAATGCAGAAAACGACTTAGCATACATCTGCGGAGAATAAGAAAACGTATCCTTGAATGAATCGTCAAGAGCCCTCTTCAAAACTGATGTAGGGATGTCCTTGTTCTGAGCTAATACATCTTTATACAAATCAACACCAACACGACGAAGCTCTCTGTCAAGCGATGCAGCAAATGATGCGCGGCGATACATGCCATCCATTGCGTTGTTGAGTGTCTGCGACCAACGAGAAAGCTTGTCGAGTGATTGCTCCCAACGAGTATTAGAAACTGCGTTAAGATCGACATCCGGTGTAGCTGAAGAAATGCGACTGAGCAACGACGGATTGTTCTCCAATACCTTTTCTGTGATGTCTTCAGCAAGACCATTCTTCCGCATGTAGTAGAAGGTGCCTATAGCGTCCTTGAACGAGTCGCCCATCGTCTGACGTAGGGTGGCTAGCTTCTTACCATCAGCAGCGTCTAGTGCCGTTCCTACGCTGTAACGGATGCCTTCAAGCATCTGCACACCCGTCTTCATTGAAACACCAATGGTGTTGCCGACGATGTTACGCGCAAGCGTATCGATACCAGAAGTGATGAGTGCTTTAGATGTTCGCTCAACAGTTCTAACACCTTCACCAAATCTTGTTAGCGCACTAACTTGATTGTTATCAACACCATACAATTCATTCATTCGTTTGTCGAAGGCAGGATCAATTTCGCGCATGCGTTTGAGCGCCTTCGCAGCGACAGAATAAGCTTGTAAAATCTGACCAGCTTCAGACGCGGTCGTCTTCGTCATTGCAGCAAATTGATCTGGTCGCAAGCCAGCTTTGTTAATTGCAGACTCTAATGCTGCGTCATCAATTTTATCTACCTGTGACAATGTCCGATTGATGGCATCGCTGACGAGTTCCTTTGCAGGATTAAATCCAAACTGCTCAGGATTGTCCTTCATCAACTGCAAAGCAAAGCGCACAGCCGTCTTGCTGTAAGCTTCCTGCACTTTGCTGTCTGTTACAGCCGCTGCAGGATCAACTTCATTCAACAAAGCCTTACCATAGGCTTTAACATATTGAGAATGAACAGTTTCAAAGTCTTTGCTGAGAGCGTTAGAAATAGCCTCTTCGTCTTTTGTCAGAGGTGCCGTAGGATTGGCAGGAGTGATGTTGCGACGAACGAGTTCTTCGCCAATGATTTCACCACGCTCCTTAATCGTCGGAGCCTTCGTCAGCTTTGCTGACACCGCACCGCTGACAACACCGGGCAATAGCGTTGCCATAGCAGCACCAGCAGCACTAAACTCTGGCACTTCTTTGCCTTGTTGTCGCGCTGTCTCTTGATCAAGACGCAATTGCGTGGCGTAGCTTGCTCCACCAATGGCAGATTCAGTGCCAGCAGACACGCCCACTTCAGCCAGTTTAGCTCTTTTACCTAATGCCGTTTTCTGTGCAGCGCGTGTTGTTGCTTCTTCTGCAAGCGATTTAACACCAGTACGAGCAACAATGCTGGAAGCTGCCTTACCAAAACCAAAACCTAAGTATGTCGATGCGTCAGTGAGAATTGCATAAGCAACATCAAGACCAGCCTTCAACTTATTCGGGTTGTCTTCAGCTTCCGAATAAAGCTGACGGAACTGCGCAATCTGATTGGCTTTATCTGCACCAGAGTTTTTAATAGCAATGAGTTCTGGCACCAATCCAAAGACGTTGTTGTATTCTGTCAGACGTCGATTGGTGTAAGCACGATCAACAAATTGCTTACGTGTCTCTTTAGCTGGATCAAAAGGACGCTCACCAACAGCCTTCATACCCTTGTTGATGACATCGAGATAGTCATCGCGAGTAATTAGCTCTTGATAGGGAATCTCTAGCGCTTTCTGTTCTTCCTTACGAACCTGAATGTTTTGCTGACGTTGCTGTCTGTTCTGTGAAGCAAAGACACCAAAGGCAGCACCACCAGTGCCTTCAACGGGCGCTGTTGTTGACGGTGCTAGTTCTGTAGATTGCCACCGCTTACGAGCATCGGCAGCTTCTTTACGAATCTTCTCAATGGTGTCTGGAGTGCCACCAACGGGTGTGCCAAACTTTGAAAAGTCTGGTGTTGAAGAAGGCTCTACAGGCGTACCAAACTTTGAGAAGTCTAGCGCAGAAGAAGACTCAACAGGTGTGCCAAATTTTGAGAAGTCTAGTGCCATGATTAGTTCTTGATGTACACTTGTTTATCTTTAGGGTTGATGTATGGTGTGCCCGGTGGTAGCGCCTCAAATTCTGCCGTTGTTTTAGGCTCTGCAGGTTTTCTAGCAGCAGCAGGCGCAGCCGCTGGCGCTCCCTGCCCAGCCCTACCCGGACCCGGTGTACGTGGTGGTGCAGATGCTGCAGGCGCTGGTGCGGCTGATGCTGCCCCTGTTCGTGGCGGCAGTGTTTTGGGTTCGGGTTTCACCTCAACATCTAAACTCCGCTCTGGTTTCGTTGGTGATAACACCTTATTGCCATCAAACTTGAAGAAAAACTCGCTCAATGCTCCTCTGACAAGAGGATTGACAACAGTGTTGTCTTGCTTAATATATCCAGATTGTTTTGCGGCTTCCAATATTGCCTGTTGTTCGGTAAATAAGAGGTGTTGTTCAACAAGTTCTTGAGGCAGTTGCCCGTCATATTGTGATGTCTGACCAACAGTCCTTCCATTTTCATCTTTTTGATCAATAATCTTCCAATCTTTCTTTCTTCCGAATGTCCTTAGAACAGCGCTATTAGCTGACCTTCTAAATATATTCCTATAAGCAGACTCTTTAGTAGGATCAAGCGGGTATGGTTCGTTTCTATCTGCATACTGTTTTCTTTCTTTATCGTCATTATCGAGATATGCCCGCGCCTCCTTCACTTGTTCTTCTGTATAGTTTTGTGGTGCCCTCACAATGTGCTTATATTTCGCCATAGTTTGAGCATAATCCGCTTGAGGTGGTGTAAGATTTTTACGAATAGTTGTATAGTTATTAAACGCAGTTCTTGCATCAACGGCTCTTGGATCAGTTTTACCAAACTCCATTTCTGCGCTGATTGCTCTAGCCTCAAGCCTAGCCTGTGTTTGCTCTGGAGTTAGTTCCTTCTTCTCCTTCTTAGGAAACGCATCAAAATTAATAGCACCAACCGGCTCAGGCATCTTAGGCCCAACACCAGACTCAGCACGTGCCACATCCTGCAGCGTCAAGCCACGTGCTGATGCAAGCTGTTCAAAGCGCTTGGTTTGAGACGATGCAGACGGAGCAAAGAATGATGACCGACCTTGAGGCTCCAGCAGCTTTGCAGGCTCTACTTGTTGTTTAGCACGAACAGCGTTGTTAATAGCATCATCAACAGTGCCTGTCATTGTTGAGAGAAGCTGCGTATTTGCACTGATAAAAGTTTTAGGATCGATCTTAAGGCTCATCTCCGGGTCTGATTTTGCTTTCTTAAAAGCTTCAAAAACCGTAGGAGAAAACAAATAGGCTTTCTGAAGCTCTGGATCGTCAACACCAAGCTGAATGAGTTCGGCTTTACGCGAACGAAGCTCATCCTCCATCTCCTTAGCTTGCTTCTCTTGCTGCAGCTTCAACACAGACGCACGTTCAATGCGTCCCTGCAGAGCAGCGCTAGAGAACTTGCGCTCTTCTTCAATGCGCTCATACATGCCTTCGGCAAGGCCAGCGCCAAATCCAGCGAGACTAAATCCCATTATTTCTTCCTCCGAGCAATGAGGCCACCAGTTTCTTCTTTGACTTCCTGCATTTCGGTGACAGCTTCAGCCATCACTTTCTCAATAGCTTCAATTGGCATAGTGCGCAGGGTCTGCATGTCTTCAGCTTGGATGACATACTTAACACCATAGATTTCAGCAAGCGCAATCATCAACTCCACCAGCACAGGCTTTACCAACATGCCAGCATCAATGGTGTGCATGCCTTCCATGACACCCATTCTTATCATGCCTTCAGCAATGGACAACAAAGGCACATCACGCTTGATGACACTAATGACATTAGTAATCATGTCTTCATCAACAAGCCTGTCAGAGTAGTAGTCAACGACTTCGTCTAGTGACACATACTTCGGAGGCTGCTCCCACGGAGCATTGCCGGGAGCGCCCGTCAACGAAATGCCGGGAATAGGTTGATGAAGAAAATCAGGTTTCATTCTTTGCCTTCACTTTCTGTGCTGTCTTACGGATGGTGGCGATGTAAGAAGCGATGGTGTCGATGTAGTCGCTCTCAGATGATGGCATCTTATCCTTTCGAGACATGATGCCGCCTTCGCTCTTTGAAGGCTTCTTGTTCATCTTATTGATGCGCTCTTCAACCTGCGCCATAAACTTTTTGTAGTTTTGCATTGTTATTCCTTAGCCCTTAAATGGATTTGAAAAACCTAACCAATCAAGGCCCTTTTCAAGCCAGTTAAGACCTTCTTCAATCGCCTTTTCGCCAGTTTTTGTACCAGCAAGACCAACGAGCAGTTTACCCCAAGCACCGCTAGTTTCAGCATCAATGCCTTCACGCTGTACATCAGCCCGCAACAATACTTCAGCAAACGACGCAGCCCTGTCTTCAGCGCGTTCATAGCTATCGAACACCATCTTCACTTGATCGCGATAGAGTTGCACTTCGTTATTATATTGCGCCATCGTCATGTTGTTCATGGCTTGTGCGTTAGCGAAGTTGGCAGCGTTTGTTGCAGCAGTGTTGGCAGTGCTTACCTGCGCCAATAGTTGCGCGTTTGCTTGATCAATTACTGTGCGATTTGTAACGTTAAATTGCTCACGTTGCGACTTTAGCTGCGAGTTATATTTCGCCATTGCATTGGCTTCACCAGTATTAAACTGCTCCATCGCATTCTTTTGAGCAGCATTAAACTGTGACACCTGAGTGGTGAGCGATGCAGCAAACTGATCAGCCTGTTGCTTATTTGTAGCATTAAACTGCTTCGCTGCATTCTCAGCCGCAGCATCGGACAACGCAACCTGTGCAAGCTGCTGCGCCTTGAACAACGCTGTCTTCTGCGTATTATCAAGATTCGCCATGTCCATTGCCAAAAAGGCTTGAGCATTCTGAACAGCAGCTTGTTGTCGTGCGTTCAGATTTGCCATGTCCATTGTGGCAGTGGCAGCAGCATTAGCAAGCACTACAGCCTGCTGATTGCTCATGTCTTGCAAGTTGATCTGCTGAATGAACTGCGCGTTTGCTATTGCGTTCTGTTGCTTTGCAGTGAAGTTCACTTGAGCAATTTCAGCAATGCGAGAAGCATTAACAATTGCTGTTTGCTGCTTGTTGCTGAGTTCTTGTCCCTTTAGAGATGCTTCAATCTGAGCATTGGCAATTGCTGTTTGTTGACGAGTAGACAAGTTTGCCAAATCAACTTGCAGATTTTCTGCAGAACGAGCAAGCATTGCCTGCTGTGAGTTTGACAGATTGATGTTGTTAACTTCAGCAACACGGGCAGCGTTAACAAGTGCTGCTTGTGTGCGAACATCAAGATTTTTCTCAGCAGCAGCAGCACGAAACTGTGCATTAGCCAACACTGTTGCCTGTGTATTAGACAGGTTCTGAGACTGCAACGAAAACGCATTAGCGCTGTTTTGCAACGCAGCTTGCTGACGAGCATTCAGATTGGCAAGCTCCATCTGTTGAGCATTAGCAGCGTTAGCCAACGCCACTTGTTGACGATTGTTTAGGTTCGTCAACTCCATCTGAGTGAATGTTTGCGCATCAGCAGCAGCAAGCGGTGTAACAGCCTCCATAGCCGCTTGAACAATGGCAGCACCTGCCATACTGCTGCCACCAAGACCACGCGCTGCCATAATGGCATTTGCGTTCCTCATGGCACCAGCAGCCCATGCAGGAGTGCCGTCATTGAAATCAGCCATGTACTTCTCAAGCTGATTACGGACAGTCATTTCAGCTTGTACACGCCCCTGTTGTGCTTCGGCTTGTCCAATAAACAAATTGCCTTGAGCAGCTAGCGCAACAGCATCGCTATTGAGCTTATCCATTGTTGCTGCAACAGCCTGCACTGTTTCCATTTGCAGCTTTTGCTTATCAACATCGATAAGCTCTCCAGTAGTTACGTCACGTGTTTTTGCTTCAATTTGAGACTGATATGTAGACTGTTCAGCTTTGGCAGTAGGAGCGCCACCGACATCGGCAACAGTAGCTGCCTTAGCAAGCATCTCCGGTGTTTGTGCTAACGGCTCAACAGCAGATACTTCTGCAGCTTTAGCAGGCGCAACAGCTTTAGCGATAGCTCCTTCTGACAAAGTGCCTGTTTGAGCTACGGCTTTAGCACCTTCTGACAATGTGCCTTTTTCTGCAGTGAGCTTGTTCATCTGCTCTTGCACAGTGGGCATTGCTGTAGCGGCTTCGTAGGTTTGACCAGCAGCGACTTCTCCAGCTTTTGCCTGCTCTGCCTCTGCTGTTTTCGTCAGATCGGCTGTAGGCGCAGCACCGAGTTGATAGTCAGGCTTTGTAGGATCAAGCTTCAACCCATCTGTAGAGGTTTGTGCCGCTGTCACTTTCTGCGTTGCTCCAGCAATGGGAACACCTGTCGCTGAATATTCCATAGGTGACGTAGGCGCTGAAGCAGGCGCTGGCGTTGGTGTTGGTGTTGGAGACGGAGACGGAGCTGGAGCGGGCGGTGCCGGTGTAGGCGCTGGTGGAGCAGCAACAGGAGCAGGAGTTACAGGCGTAATTGTAGTTGTACGCGGAGGACCAGAGGGTGCTGGTGTAGGAGATGGAGCAGGCGTTGGAGCCGGTGCAGGCGCTGATGACGTACTATTCCAAGATATAGCTGGTGGAGCAGATGCACCAGAAGCCACCTCATATCCATTCTGACGCATCCAAGATATTACATCATCACTAACGCCAACAGTTTTAAGCCACTCAGGAGTAATGTTGTTCTTGTTGTAAAAATCTATCTTTTTTTGTGCGCCTTCTGGACCCGTCCACGAATCCCACTCAGGCGGAAGCATTTTTTGTAAAGCCTGCTTTTTATCATATACATATTTTTCATTATATGCATTTTCATATGCAGCAAACTGTTGATGTGACTGAGGCCCATATTTTGCTTCAATTTGTTTGCGTATCGTATCTGCACTAAAAGTCTGACCTGAGAAACCTTCACGATACTTAATATATTCTGAAGCAATGTTTGTGTCGAAGTTTGTAGAAACATCACCACCAGTTTGATACTTACGAACAACACCACCCTTTGCCATATACTTATCAGCAACCATGCCATACTTCATCTGCAAAGCAGGAGAGCTTTGAAGAAACTCATCAAAGCCCTGCATAGGGCCTTCGTAGCCAAGCTTACGAGCTACGATTTCTTTTTGCTTTGCAGTGAATTTACTCATACTACTTTTCTCGGTGAAAGTAAGGCATCATTAATATATGGCATCAAAACAGTATTGTCTCTAAGAAGAGCAATGATTCCGCTAGTGATACAATATACTTGCCTTTCTGTTAGTTCAAGCTGAAATATTTCGTCAATGATGTGCAACGATTCGTGCAGTAGTGTATCAGCTTCCAATAGTCGTTGTTGTCCATCTTTGATGACTATTGTGCTGTTTTCAAAATCTACACCACCAACTTTCTCATCAAATTCCTCAACCTTTATTACATCATATTCTCTACCAACAATTTTTAACGAAGATGGAATTGTCATTTAAGTAGTCTTGCTTCAGCTTGTCTACGTCTGGTAAGACCTGTCAATATTCTACCAGCAGCTTTGTTCCACTTCACTATCTCTTCTGCCGCACCATTCCAATCTTTAGCATCAACACGTTTCTTCAATGTTGATATGCGATAGTTTCTGAGTCCGCAGTTATACGCGAAAGAGATAATTGCAGCAATACGTCTTGGAGGCTCTTGCAACAGCGTTGGAGACATTGTCAATACCCCAGCACAGAAATGTAACAGATGATTGTCTAGAGACTCTTCAGCCTGTTGTTGTGTCCACACAGTGTCATGCTTCACTTCAGGGCCTGTGCTGCCCCATCCTATCGTCCACGGCTGTGCGCCTGTACCGGGATCGGGATAGGCATGACAATCTCCATTAGGAAGTCGTCTAGCGTATCCCTCAAAAGGCTTACACAATGCTTCTTTAGCAATGGATATTGCTTCAGCGACCTGTGTATTTTTCAATGGGCCTACCAACGTAGTAGAACGTCAACACCATCAACAAAATACCAAAGTCTTCTGCTGTCCACACTGTCTTTACTACATCAATTGGAGATAGTCCAGACAATATAGCATGGTGAAGAACAACAATCTTTACAGCGGTGTAAAGTCCAAACAACACCCATGCAATACCGGGACGAACCAGCGCAGAAACACTAGCAACCCATTTCCATGCTTTGCTGTCTGCTTCGGCTTGTTGCTTAAATGCTTCACCAATAGCGTCTAAGCTGGTCTTGCTGAAGTCTACATATTTCTCTTCCATGCGAAACTGACCCTTCATTTTCTCAAGGTCAGTTTGTAATGTGAACATCTTCAGTTCGTGAGAACGTTCATCTTTCTTATCGAAATACTTCAATACTTCTGGTGCAAGACGGAATAGCCCTCCTAAGAGGGCTCCGACAAAACCTGTACCGAAAAACTCAAGCATTCTCTGCTTCTGGTACAGGAACCTGCGGCGTTGCTTGCGCTTGAATCTCTTGCACAACAGCAAACACTTCAGCGTATGGGCGAGTGCCGAGATATTGCAAGATGCCGTTGATAAGACCGAGTGTCAGTGTAATTTTGGTATCGTTCATGTATTAGTTACTCCAAGGCACCCCAGCAGCGCTGGTGGGGTTCTTCTGCGCATCGATCTGCGCCTGCACAGCAGCTTCGTGCGCCGCGACTTGATCAGCGCCCATCTCATCCTTCACCCACTGGATGACGGTGGCTTCCGTCAGGGTGTCGTAGGGGATGAACGTCGGATCGTTGTGATCCTTGTGCGGGAAGCTGATCGTGCCGTAGACGCTGCCGGAGTGGGTGCCGTCAACGGCTGACAGACGCCAGTGGGCAGTGGTTACACAGCACTCGGGCAGAGTGCGATCCAGTTGAGAGATAGACCAGTTCATGTTGTTTCCTTAGCAGTTAAGAGCACCGCCAGCACCGCCGGGGGCACCCGCCCCTCCTGCGCCACCGACAGAAGACGTGCTGCCCGGAACCCCCGAGGCAGCCAAGGCAGGAGACGCCACCGCGTATCCACCAGCGGCACCAGCAGCACCCACACCACCAGCACCCGCCGCGCATGTGCGCGTGAGCGTCCCAGCACCGACAACACCGTCACGGCCCAAGCTGTTGGTGGTCGTCTGGTTGGCGTTGGTGGTGGTCGTGGTGTTGGTGGTTGTGGTCGTCGTCGGCTGCGGGATGTGCGCGGAGACTTGCGCCAGCGCGTTGTAGCTGCCGAGGAAGATGTCGCGGTTGCTCTGGGCTTGCGCGATGGCGACCTGTCCGTTGGTCTGCCCTTGCTTGTAAGCCATCACGGGGCCGATCCACGGGGTGATGATGCTGTTGGTCAGTTGCAGCACTTGCAGCACCCTGTCCACGGGAGACGGAGCCGGAGCGATGGGCGTCATGCTGGCTTGCGCTTGTGGTGCGCCTTGCTGCATGAGGCTGAACATCGCCGCCACCTTGGCTGCGTCACCACCGTTGTTGCCCATCGCGGCGATGGCTGTGTACCGCGCCTTGTCGGCTTCGGCTTTGGCTACCGCGATGGTCTGCTCGGCGCGGGTGCGGGCGTCGATGGCGTCGTAGTAGGCTTTGTCAGTGGCGCAGCCTGTCAGGGCTAGGCAGGTGAGGAGGAGGATTCGCATGTCGGTCCTTAGGCTTCGAGAGCGGCCACACGGGCGCGGAGGTCGGTGATGAGGGCTTGCTGTTCTTGGATGAGTTTGAGCATTGGGGTAATAAGGTGTGTGTAATTAACACCCCGCAATGTACCGCCTTGCTCTGCATCATCGTAAAAACACAAATCAGGGTTAACAACCTCTACATCTTCGGCAATTAATCCGTGTTTAAGCGGGCCGTCTGCTTGCTCGGTGTAATTACCTTCTGCATCCTTTTTGCGAAAATTGAAGGTGACCGGGTTCAGGCGCAAAAGCCATTCAACATTTGATACGGGCGCGATGTTAGTTTTGCTGGCACGGACGGACGAAACGTAGCCGATCTCACCTATGTTATCGACAAATAGATCGCGATTGGTTGCCCCAACCGTGTAGTTATAAGGCGATGCTGCCGCCGTTCCTGACCTCCATCGTCCGTCGTTCTGAACCGCAAGCAACAATGCGTTACTGCTGTTTTCAAAGAACATGCAGTAGTTAGAGCCAGTGCTATCAACACCTTTAACATCAAGTCTTGCGCCAGAGGTGGTACTCGTCGTCCCCACCAGCAAATCCCCCCCGCTGGTGATGCGGGCGCGTTCGGTGTTGTTGGTGTAGAAAAGAAGCGGGTCGTTGCTGGCAACTTGAATGGCCGGGTCTACCCCTGCGCCTACACCAGAACGAATGTAAAGATCGCCGCCTCCCGACTCTTTAACGAATACGTAGCCGTTTTGTACATTTAGCTTGGCACCTTCAGTATTACTCGTCGTCCCCACCAGCAAATTCCCACTAGCATCCAGCGTCATCGCCTGCGTGAAGCTGATCGCGTTACCTGCGGTGCCGGAGGGGGCGGTGAACCAGCGATGTGCGCCGCCCCCTTGGTCGTAATACGAAGCTGCGGCTGTAATCTTGTATGTATTGGTTCCGCCTGTTGCAACAAAGGTGTTGTTGTAAAGGCGTGTGTTGGCGCTTTGCGCGTCAACCAAAGAGGCTGTGGAACCAATATCAAGCGCACGGTCACCAGACCGCCACGCACTCGGCGGCACCCCCAAGCCGAGGTTGCCGGAGGAGTTGAGGGTCATTTGCGTCGTTGTATTAGTACCAAACAACAGCGCATTGGTTGAATGGCTGTACGACAAGTACCCTTGCGTAGAGTTTGTGGCGTTTCCAAAATACAACTCTGAGTTGCCTGCACCACCCGCAGAAACAGACGACAAAACTTGCACAGAGGCGTTGGCGTTGCCAAAACCAGCAAACAAATTCCCACTACCGCGAATGTTTCCAACGACATCAAGTTTTTGCGTAGGCGAACTCGTCCCAATCCCCACATTGCCCGCCACTGCAAGGCCGTTCGTGCCGATACCCGCGTATGAGGAATACCCAATCAGTTGAGATTGCTTGACTTCCAGACCTGTGGAGGTCAGGCGCATTTGTTCGGTGTTGTTAATGCTAAAATACAAAGGCGTGTTTGTCAGATTACGCAACCCTGTTTGAGTGCTCTCCGTGGAAATACGAAAATAGTCTGTTCCATTAAGATTAAAATAAGCGTTAGAAACACCGCCAGTAGTGTTTGTCCGCACTCTAAAGTTTGCTTGATCGCTGCTTGCTGACGCATCAAACAAGAGATTATTCGTCCCATCAAACGTCAGCGCACTCCCGCTCGTCGCCACCTTGCTGCCGTTGAGGTACAGGACGCCGTTGGCGGTGCCCGCGTTCAGCGTCACCGTTGACGATGTTGTCAGCGCCGTAAACGTACCTGCACCAGCGCTAGCACCGCCGATAGTGACACCGTCAATAGTGCCAGCATTGATGTCAGCAGTGTCAGCAACAAGGCTGTCAATGTTGGCTGTGCCGTCAATGAATAGGTCTTTATACTCCAGCGTAGAGCTACCCAGATCAACAGTGTTATCCGTCTTAGGCGTCAACGCTGACGCGCTGGCTACAACATCCTGTGTAGGCCCAATCTTAGTGATGGGAGCGCCTTCAGTAGAAGTGCCGTCATGCGTATGCCCTGTGCTTGCATTAAACGCTGCTTCAATGGCGTTATATTCATTGTCAAAGTCTGAAGCATTGATGACGTTGCCATCAGCAATGTTGTTTGTTGTGTCTTGCCTAATATAGCCAGCCATGTACTTTTCCTTTAACGCCTATCGTGAGAGGCATATTCAAATGTCACAGCGTCAAAGCTGTACGGAGGATCGTTGCTGTTGCTTTCAAACTGCAACGACACTGAGAATCCACTTCCAATCGTCTGAGACTCAAACACTCTCAACAGCTTCTCACCAAAAGTGGCAGTGCCATAAGTAGCCAATGCGTTTCCATAGATGCCAATGTTATTGGCAACATTAGTTAGCGTAATGGCTTCCGGTTGTACACTACCTTTGTCATCGAAGTCAAGCTTCATGTTCAGTGTAATATTTACACTGCCTTGAGGGTCTACATAGGTGTAGAGCTTGTAGAAGGTTTTTCTAATTCGCGGATCACTAATAGGCAAATAAGGCGTATAGAAAGATGCCCTGATATTGCTGCCATTAAATGTGTTTCCTTCTTCAAGCTTATAGACATATCCATCATTATTAGCGAAGATGACAAGCTCTTCGCGATCATGGTAGTCGCTATCTGCTGTATAAGCTTTAATACCCCTAAGCTCTGCCCATTCAACTCTGTCAGAAAACTGTGTTCCTAATATGCCTCTAGCACTATCAGGAGTAATGCTGGCAGAATATCCAAACAGGCGATATTGACTCTTAGCTTTGACAGTGACAGAAGAAAAGAATGTGCTGCTGCTGATAAGTTGTGTTAGCTCTGTCTGCACCCTATTAGATACAGAAGCCAAGCTGAAGTCGCCAATACGATCTGTAGCAGACAAAAGACGTAGCCCATCAGGGCCTAAGAACATAATGTCGCCACCAACTTCTCTAATAGAATCGGGAGAGACGCATCCAATCTTTTCTGTAATAGGCTGAAGATTATAATCAGCAGAAGTGTTACCAGTGATACGCTTAATAGCTTGTTCACAGAAAATGATGAGCTGTTCTCTAAATACAACTAGTCCTGTTATATTTCCACCAACATTGATGACACCACCGCCACTAGCAGGAGTGAAGTCTGTATCAGAGAATGGAGCAGAGAAATAAACAGCGTCACCTTTAGCAAAGAACAACGCATTCTTAAACCACGCTACATACTCAGCGCCTTCAACATCAACCGTTGACGTAACTTTGCTAAAAGTGGTGTTGTTGTAAATGAATGGAAAGCTAACACCGTTAACGCCAACGATTTTCTCTGTAGAACCGATGCGATAGCGCTCAAATCTAGTCTTAGTGCCTGTATTGAATCTAGCGCTTCTGAAGGTGATGGCAGCGTTATCAGCAGGGCTGCTAGCAAGCGCAGGCGATATTGCCAACGTAGCTCCACCAGAAGTGACAGTGGGCACTGCCGTGATGATGTATGTCAGATTGACACCAGCAATGGTGAAGGTGTCTCCAGTTTGTGGTACACCTGTCAAGCCGTCAACAGCAAGCGTTGAGCCTGTTTGAGAGCCACCATTAACCAACACAGTGCCGTAAGAAGGCACATTGATCTGTGTATATCCAATGCCAGTGCTTTTGTACACATTGCTGCTTCTCACAGCAATGACAGAGCCATCCCATGCAGCAACACCAGACATAAGGCTGTTGTTATTAATGAAGGTGACAGCAGCTTTATCAGCAGGGCTAGTTACCAAAGCTGACGTCAATGTAAGCGTCAACGATTGCAGAGTGCTGTTATAGCTAACACCACCAGCAGCAATGGTGTAGGTGTTGGCACCAATGGTGATGGTAGTTCCTGCAACAGGTGCTTCAGTGACACCAGCGAGTATTAGCGTTGTCCCTGTTTGTCCACCACCTTGAACAACAGCGCCGCCATAATATGGCACCACTGCATTATCAAACTTCTGATACCCTAAGATGCGCTTATATCCACCATCAATAGATGGCTCATAGTTACGCAACACACGGGCACTGCCGGGTTCTTGAATGCCCTGTTGAAGAGGCGACAGGTTTGTTACCAACCCGCCACGAAATTCAACAGGGTATGTTTGCCACCTATCCATTTAGGCTGTTCTCGGTCCAGAAGTAAACATAGCTCCTTGCGGAATATATGTTGAAGTGATGTATTCGTACTTGTTAATGAGAACAGTTCGCATTCTCTTCAAGCCTTCGTCAAACTTTCCTTTAGCAATGTTGGCAGCTTGTTCATTGCTTCTGAACATGTATGCGTGATATTTAGCACCATCAAGAACAACATACTTGTAGCGCTCAGGAACAAAAGGAACATCTGTAGCATTAATAAGGTCTACAGGAATACGATAGTATTCATAGACAAGCTCGTAGTCTTCTTTCGGAGGAGGAATAACAATATATTGATCGCTCGGTGCTTGACATACTTTTGTTGGCACGTTGAGCCTGCTACTATCCGACGAATACTCTAAGTCTACATAGTGCTTCAGATAGTCATCATAGGTAATAACTTCAAGACGCACCGTGTCGTTACCGAATGTGATGTCTTCTTTGATTCGGAAGCTATCAAAATCAATCTTCGAAGCATCTGACGGGAAAGCGTAGCGGCTAACACCATCGGACAAGATGTCAGTTTGTTCTACGTGATTGAAAGGCCATTCCTGCCCTGCTTGATTGATGTCACGCAAAGCATTGTTGACAGCGTCTTTAGCGTGAGCGTAAAAGCCTTTGGAGGTAAGAAAATTGGCAGACGTCAACTCCACCTCGTTCAAAGAACGAAGCAGAGCGTTAGTGAGTTCAAGGTAGTTGTATGCCATATCATTGCTCCTTAATGCGAAGCTTTATGGTGCGCTCTGCAATGGACCCGCTGCTGTCAGTGATGCGACAATGGAGTTTATATTCGGTGTTGTTGGTGCCGAGCGCTAAATTGATAGTGGCGATGGTGCTGGTTTGCGTAACAGCAACATTCTGGAGCCCATTGACAACACCTCCTGCCGTAAACGCTGTCTTCACTCCCGCAGAGTCATCGACAAACCAATTGACAACACTAATGGTGACACCGTCGCCTAGCCAGCGTGACCAATCGACACTGTAGTCGAGTTGTTCATCCTTGTCCTTATTAGGCCACCGATACGACATATTGCATTCCTATATATTTACTGTACGTTCTTTGCTTGTTGTACCACGACTTACGTACACTTGTCTAACATCTCTTGCCACAACAACTTTTCGATCAATTGCTGCTGGCTTTGGTTCAATATACACCATTCTAGGCTGAACCTCGACATAGACATATCTAGCAATTGTAGGCGTTTTTGCTTCGACGTAAACAACTCTGTTTCTATCGAAGCTATTCTTTACAGCTTCAAAATCAAACGCAGTGGTGTTGACAACAACAGTGCCAATACTCGTTGTCAGCTCAAGTCCGGAGACAACAACAACTTCATTCTCAAGAACAACAACACTGCCAATTTCTGTTGTTGCTTCAACACCGACAACGCTTACATTAGCGTCTGCAACAATAGAGAGAACACCAACAGACGCTATAGCTGCAACACCGGCAGGTTCTGCGTTAGCATCAGCCGTAACAGTGACAGCGCCAACAGCGCTTGTCATTGCCTCAGACTGAGGTCTATGCGTTACGCTGCAGCTACCATAGATGGCTTGTCCAAAGATGCCAACACCATAGCAAGCACCGCTGTAGGTTGTTGGTGATGTAGCTGCAAAGGTGTCTGCACCAGCCTCTGATACCGACAACGCACCCTGCACCAGCACATCACCAGAAACACCTTGGGGCTGTGCAACATAGTTGTCGTTGACATATCCGCTGTCAACGTAGTCAACAAGAACGACACCAAAGACATCAGGCTGCTCTGTGACGGCAAAGGTGCCAGTAATGGGTAAGAAGCCAGCAGCAGCGAAAGTGTCAGAGCCTGTTTCAAGCGCTGTCAGAGCACCTTCAACCAACACCGTGCCAGAAGCAGCAAAGACATCGCTGCCTGTCTCTGACACTGCCAGAGCGCCGCTAACAATGACATCACCAGTAGCAGCAAAGACGTCAGCACCAGATTCTGATACTGCCAACGCACCCTGTACCAGCACGTTGCCAACAGCGGCAAAGGTGTCATTAGCTTCTGTTGCTGCAAAGCTGCCTGAGACAATGACATCGCCGCTGGCAGCAAATACATCAGCGCCTGTTTCAGACGCTGCCAGAGCGCCTTCGATCAATACTGCGCCACTAGCAGCAAAGACATCTGCGCCAGTTTCTACAGCAGCAAATACACCAGAGGTGAAGACATTACCGCTAGCAGCAAAGACATCAGAGCCTGTTTCAGACGCTGACAACGCTCCCTGCACCAGCACATCACCAATAGCAGCGAAGGTGTCGTTAGCTTCTGTTGCTGCCAGCGCACCCTGCACCAACACTGTGCCAGATGCGGCAAAGGTGTCAGAGCCTGTTTCTGTAGCTGCTAAATTGCCTTCAACAAGAACAGTGCCGCTAGCAGCGAAAGTGTCGCTGCCAACTTCTGTTGCAGCCAATGCGCCTGTAGCTTGACCAACACCAGCAGCAAAGAAAACATCAGAGCCCGTTTCAGTGACAGCAAAGCTGCCAGAAACAATGACGTCACCAGTAGCAGCAAACGTGTCAGCACCAGCTTCTGTAGCTGCTAACGATCCTGTGACAGTGGAGAAGGCTACAGTACCTGTGGCGGCAAAGACGTCAGAGCCTGTCTCAGACGCTGCCAACGCACCTTGCACCAGCACATCGCCAGTAGCTGCAAAGGTGTCTGCGCCTGTTTCTGTTGCTGCCAGCGTACCGCGAACAAATACATCACCAGTGGCTGCGAACGTGTCTGCACCAGACTCTGTAGCAGCGAGTGTGCCTCTGACGATGACATCGCCTGTTGCAGCAAATGTGTCTGCACCAGTTTCAGATGCTGCTAAAGACCCTCTGACAATGACGTCGCCAGTAGCTGCAAATGTGTCGGAGCCTGTCTCAGACGCTGCTAGAGAGCCTTTGACAATGACATCGCCAGTGGATGTGAACGTGTCTGCGCCAGCTTCTGTAGCTGCTAAAGAGCCGGAGATGGCAGAGGCTGAAACAGTGCCAGTGGCGGCGAATGTGTCAGAGCCTGTTTCAGACGCTGCCAGAGAGCCTTTGACAATGACATCGCCAGTGGCGGCGAATGTGTCAGAGCCCGCCTCAGACACAGCGAAGGTGCCAGTGCGCGTAGGCAGTGCGCCCTCGCGCACGCGCAGCAGAACAATCGGGCCACGGACGTTGGTGACCGTGCCACCCGCCGTAACAGTGACGGTCGGGGCCGTTGTGCTTGACCCCGCAGTGACCGCAGCCCACGCGCTGTAGCCACCAATGTCAAACCCGGTTCCGCTGTCAGGCTCGTTGAGTTCCGTAGCAGCGCCAAACGTAGCACCCGTGGCCGTAACAGAAGGCGCAGAGAATTGACCCGGCGTACTGACATCAGTCGGGATACACATCGCCCAGATGGCGCGGTCCCCAGTCTGAAAATTGGTTGCGCTCGTCCCGTTCGTGAGCGCAGTTGCGAACGCGACGTTGACTGTCGGTGCGGTGGTGCGTTGACCGTCAGCCGAACCAAACTCAGCCGCCCCAGCCCCCTTGGGGATGCGGACCATGAAGGCCCAACTGATGTCGTTGCCAGCTAGCGTGACAGCGAGGTTGCCTGTCTGGCCTGCAACAGGTGTGTTCCACGAATAGACGCGGAGGTTGGTGTTGCCGGTGTCCGCGCCAATCGTTGTGCCGTAGCCACCCGCTGCCAACAGTTCCTCGCGCAGCGTCCAACCCGTGGGGGTCGTGACTGTGCCGCCGTTGGCTGCGGTGGGCTTCTGGCCGACAAACAACAGAACAACGTCGGTGGCAAGAATGCCTGCCGGATACGCCGGAGAGACTGTGGTGCCGCCCGCTGTTGCGTTGTATGCGGCTGCTGCGGCAACTGGGGTTCCAAGCGCCATGCGCTACCCCTTATGTGTACGGCGGCGTAAAGCTCGGCGTACCAAACTTGTTGACCTGATAGTAGAAGTCGATGCCAACGAGGTAGGCACTTGCAGCAAAGGTGTCGGTGCCGCTGGCCCCGTCACGATACAGCCGAATCAGGAACCGCTGATTAGGTGCCGCCGCGCTGCCGGGGTACGGATCACTGACGGCTTGGATGTGCTTCCACGCAGAGGCGGTGCTGACTGCGCTGTCGATGTAAAACGTGCTGGTGTCGCCAAATGTGCCGTTCACCGCAGCAGTGGTGAACTCCAACCCCCACCGTACCGTGCCCGTGTTGGTGTTGGTTCCGGGGCTCCAGTGGATAGCGGCGTAGAGGTCTGTACCTGACGCCCAGTTGAACGGTACATCCCAGTTGACGTAGGTTTCCGACACCGAGCCGTCTACAAACTCATAGGCAATCGTGTTGCCCTTGAATGTCGCCAACTCAGCAGGATTACCCACGCCTTCACGCAGCGTCGGCTCAAGACCGTCCATCATCCACGCAAGATCAGTCCTGCCAGCAAGGTCGGCAAAGTTGCCGTCGAGTTCCGCGTAAGTAAGCGCAGACCCCTTCGTGTTACGTAAAGTGATGGTCATAAACCACCACCTTAAGCAGCATGCGTAATCGTGGCAGAAGTGATGGTGACAGTTTGACCAGCAGTGATGGAAGTGCTGTCAAGGTTGATGTCGCTGCCGCTGGTGCCAACAGTGAGTCCAGTGACAATATCGACGTTGTTGCTGTCACGAATACGCGCAGCAGCAGCAGTGCCGGTATTATCAGCAGATGTGTCAGAGCGCGGGAATCCGCTGAACGTCAACACACCACTCGCCGCAGCAGCAGCAGACGGATCAGCCAGCGTAATCGTCGCCAGCACAGATGCCATGCCAGTAGTACCAATCTCAAGCTTACCAGCACCAGAGCCAGCATCAATCTGAGCAGTGACAGCATCCAAACGAGCATTCTTCACCGCAGTTGTGTAAGTGACAGCCATATTAAAACACCTCTTCAGTTAATGCGAACAATCGCATTCGTTCCGGTAGCAGCAGGAAACACCACCGTAAAATCACCACTGGTGGAAGTTTTGTCTCCACCGAAATCAATAGCAGCAATGGCTCTATTGCTCTTGCTGCTGTTATAAATTAGCGCACCTCTGGCAGTGATGGTGGCACTACCCCACGTTGTATCACTAAAGTCAACAATGGCAACACTGCCATCTAAAGAAATAACAGCACCACTCAACGTGTTACCACCAGCAGTGTATCCTGCACCAACCACTTCATTACTGGTGGTGTATGCTGTAGTGCTGGCACCCAATGTTGCAGCGCTGGTATAGAGCGCAAGCTTGATTACATCAGTATCTAAGTCGTGAATGCCACCAAGCAATTCTTGCTTAAAGCTATTGCAAACCGCTGATGTAATTGCCATGATATTCCTAAAACAAAAAAAACAGAGACAGCAGCATAGCCACCGTCTCTGTTGTCAACACAGCTTAAGCCAGAGTGTCGCGATCAACAGAACCGGGAGCAGCCCAATCCTTATTGACATCAACAACAATAGCGAACACTCGACCAGCGATCACACCGGGAGAACCAGAGATGGTGGTCACAACGTCGATGGTGTCGTTAGCAGCAACTACACCAGCCGTAGTACCGATCTTGATGGTGTTAGCAGCGGTGTTGTCGAAGCTAATGTCGTTAGCAAACACGGTGGTGCCATCGGTGATGTCCATCGTATACGTGGTGATATCAGGCACCGTAGTGTAGTTTTGGAAACCGACAGCAAGCACCAGAGTGCCAGCGCCGACAGGGATGCCTACAGCGGTACCGGAAGTGGCGGCAAGCGACACATCCTTTTCCACAACATAGGCGCGATTACGAAGAGATTGAACAGCAGCCATTATTTTTCCTTTGAAGAGTTAATATATTCTATTGCCGATTGCAGAAGGTTAACATCGTCGTTTAAGTAGCCGATACCGAAATTACATTTGGCACAGAGAAGTCCACGAACTTTTTGAGTATCATGGCAGTGATCGATAAACAATTTTCCGCTTTCAATTCTTTCAGAATTTGGAGAATCGGATTTGCAAATCGCACACTTTCCTTCTTGTTCATCAAGCATCTCATAATATTGTTCAGCAGTAATCCCGTAGGTACGAACAATAAATGCTTTCCACTTGATATGTTCTCGACAAGGTTTGCATTGTGCCCGTAAGGAAACACCACCCCTTGCTTTTTCGTCTCGTTCTAATTGAAACTCAGATGCTAGCTTAAAAACACCACAGACATTACACTCTCTACCATCTTTATAAGGATGGTCTTCGCGTAGTATCAGTGGTGTCTTCATTCTGCTATCTTACTACATCAAGCGACGTTGTACTTTGCGCGCACGATGCCTTCTGCCCGAAGGATTTTTCGCCCGTAGACATGCATACCACGCACGATGTCAGCAAAGCTGTCAGGATCGCGATAGGTTTCAGTCTTGGTAATCGTCTCAGCCGTAGCAACGGCAGACTCATGACCAGCCACGATGATACCGTAGTTGTCGTTCTGGTTAGCCGTGCCAGCAGTGCCGGGGCCTGTGCCGATAGCCGGGAGGTTATTCGACACATACACCTTGAAGCCGTGCAGGCTAGACAGCACCAGCCCGTTCTGCAGACCAGAGCCACCGAAGTCGCTATTCAGCAGACGGCTGTCTTCGTCCTTCAGCATTTCCACGAAGATCGGGTCAACCACAAGGAAACGACCATTGGTGTCAACGTTCTGTTGATCCAGCAGACGAGCCATGCGAGAGATGATCATCAGCGGAGACACGCGGTCAGTCGGCAGAGAAGACGTACCCGGCAGACGCGGAGTCACAGGGATGGAATGCTCACCAGCAGACGCTGTCGTGATGCTTGCGAAAGAGCCCTTCTTCAGCTTCATCGAAGCCAGCAACTCATCGCTGTCAGCCGTAGCCACAGCAGCCGTACCAGAAGCGGTAGTGCGGGCAACGTTGGCATTGCCGTTCAGAGCAGCCTGTTGGAAGCCCGTCATGTAGCCCAGAACGTCTTGGTCGTAGTTGTCCTTCAGACGATAGGCAGCACGATCAGACGCCAGCGACATCCAGCTAATGTGCGACTGAGAAGCTTCGATATCGTCAACCTTGAACGCGAAGTAAGCCGACTTATCGACCACCAGCGTGAAGTCGCTATCGTCAAGGTCTTGAGCCGTAACTTGAGTGCCACGGGCATAGTTCTTGACAGCGATTTCAGGTTCCTTGATGATCTTCACCGAATCGCCCACATTGGCG